CATCTGGATTTCCATAAAGTGAAAGAATATATGGTATAGTAGCACCATACTCTTTCATCTCTTTTTTGCTAAGCTCCTCCACAAGCCAATAATCACCCAAAGATGGGTTATATACAATATCTCCCGTACAATATTCAACACCATTAGCATCTTTAACACCCGTTGAAACATTACGTCTAGCATTACTAATCCAGTTAAACTTTAAATTGTTTAATTCTTCATCAGCTTCTTTTATATCAAGAAAATCCCAAAACTCTTGTTTATCGTATATAGCACGTAATCCCAATAATCTATTTACTTCATATTGTTTCTCATTTGTATCTTTATCTAACATTATAATATCAATTAATTTATCTATTTTATTATGCTGTGCATCTTTAGCTTGTTTCCAAGTTCTATTGTGTACCGCTATATTTAACATAACAACCATACATACAGTTAAATTATATACAGCTGTATATTTACTAATATTTACACCACGTACAGTGGCTACTATACTAACAACCATAGCTATCATCTGTGTAAAAATTAAAACAATATTTATTATATTTTGACTATCCATATGGTGTTTAAATATTGTATCACTTATTTCAACCTTCAACATTGTACTATAAAAATCTCTATCTCTTTGCATATTCTATACCTCCTAAATAATGTTTGCTGGATGCCAACTAATTATATTATAAAAATCATATAACTCTGCAAAAACATCTATAACAGTATTTACTATATTCTCTTCACTAATTCTTCTGTCGTGTCTTGGAAAATGCATTAACATAGATGAATAACACCCATCAACATCATTTTTCTTCCACCAGTCAATAAAATCTTCTGGGTCTTGAGCATCAAAATCAAATGAATTCTCAGGGTCAACATATCCAAACTCAGGAACACTATTCTGAGCATCAAAATTCGTATTCCATACTGACCACTTATATCCAGACCCTTTAAGTTTTTTCAACTCTTCTACTATACGTGGTTTTAAATCATCTATTTTATCGTGTAAGTAATTTCTATCAACACTATCGTGAGGTACTGCAAAGTATATACCTGCTTCAAATCCAGTATAACTTACATTTATTTGCATACAAGTATACTTTTGAAAACCTAATTTATCTTGTTTATCCCTATAATCTAATCCATAATTTAATTGTGATAGCTCTCTTTGGCTCTTACCATATCTAACACCCAACCAATTTACTCTACCTTTATTCATCTCATTTGGTACAATCATTGATGTAATATTAGTTTTCTTATAATGATTATGCAAGTTCCAACCGTTTTCTCTTATTATAGGTAGTATCTCATTATTCAAATCTAATAATTTTTGTCTTACCCTTCTTCTAACATCCATTTCAGCTTTAGCTGATGATGTTTGTTTTTCTTCCATAAATATGTCATAATCATCATCTGTAAAATACCAGTTAATATCTTTAACCATTTTTACCTCCTAAACAAAATCTGTTTGTAATAACTTATATAAATTAGTTGCTTCTGTATCAATACCCACAGTTACCTTTAGTTTATCATCTCTACCAAAATCTAAAATTGCAATAGTTGTATCATCACCCTCTTTAACAATAGTACAATTTTTATATGGTGGAAAACTTTTATCTAAAAATTGTTGTACTTTCTTTATATTCAACTTTACCACCTCCTATATATTTGTGTAATCTGATGCTTTATATTTAGTATCAATATCACCAAAACAAAATTTCATATTACTACCTCTTTCTTATAATGTTTAAAATTTTTCTGATATGTAGCCAAACCAGTATTTCTTAATCTTTCCATTGTCATATAACTTCGCTTATATGTATTAGTGTGACCTGTTTCAAATCTTGTTGCTTTACCCGCCTTTTTTAATTGTTCTGGCATATCATATAGATAAGCATAATCACGCATTTTATCGTGATACTTCTCTGTAGTTAATCTCACTTTATTATCTAAACCAAATTGTTTACAATAATCCTTCTTATATATGTGGTGACTATAATAAATGTGTTGTTGTAGTTTAGTAAAAGCTTTACCGCAGATATGGCATATTACCATTCCATATTGAGGGTCGGTTTCATCTTCAACATACTGTACTTCGCCGTATTTAGGTAAATCAAATACTTTAAAATTATCAACCTTAAAATATCTCCAACATACTTGGCAATAACCGTCATATCCAGTTCTAGTCTCTTTACCACACGATTTACACCTCGTAGTTTTCATACTCAACCCCCCTTAATGCTACAATTATATCACCAATTGTAAAAAATGTAAATAGGTTTAGGATAAAAAATATAAATAGGCTTACACCTATTTATAATAATTTTTAATTTGTAGTATTATAGGTGCATTATCATAATATGGTAAAGACCTAATTGTATTATAATTTATAAATTCTATTGCATCTACATCACTTAAATCTTCTGTCTACATTAAATCTTGTATCATTTTATCGTAATCATATATAACTCTATCGTCAGATGAAATTCCAATTATAGCACTAGCAAAATCTGGATTTGAAAACATTAAAATTGTTTTATCACAACTTTCAGCATAATCATTTACTTCTTGTACTGTCATATTATTCTCCCTTCACTGCAATGTAACCTTCAAAATTTAAACTTTTCCAAAATGTATCTATGTATTTAAACCCAGCACTTTTCAATAATTCAATATTACCCTGATGTGTATTTGGCACTAATACTCCTTCAAGAGATTTCTTCTTTGCAAAAATCTGCTCATCTGTATATCCATTATCTCGTTTTATGTCATAATAACTATCAACATATAACCTATCAAATTGTGCGTTTGGTTGTAATATTTTCTCAACAAATATAAATACACCATTATCTTTAAGTGATTTATATACATCTGATAACAACTGTGGTCGCTTTTCTATTGGTACAAATTGTACAGTTAATATACTGGTTACAATATTATATATTTTAGATGCAAAATAAAAATTAGTTATATCACCCTCACCTACCCAGACATTAATCAAATTACTATCTGGGTATTTAGCTAAACGCTCTTCAGCTTTATGCACCATTTCAGCTGACTTATCAAGCCCATTAAAACTACCACCTAATTCTCCGTATCTTTCTATAAATAACTCTAAATTAATACCATTAGAACAACCTAAATCTAACATATTAAAGTCATTTGTAATAAATGGTTTAGCCACTCTTAATGTTAAGTCACGCATTGTATTATAATCTGGTATAGACCTCGCTAACATATCATCAAAACAATCTGTAACATTTTTATCAAATACCCATTTACCATCCGCTACAATTTCATCTTTATTCATATCATCTACCCCTTTATTTTATCTAATATATTTACTTTTATATTTTCTGCAATAGCTTTCATTAAGTTTGGTGGTACTGCTCTTCCAATTCTTTCCCAATTTTGTGTTGATGTATGTGGTAAAATAAAATCATCTGGAAATGTTTGTATACGTTTTGCTTCATCGATACTCATCAACCTATCAACTCTTGGATGTATTGGTCTTGTATGATGTTGTTTAATTGTATAATACGGTTCTTCCCACCTATCTCGTCTGAAATTTTGCTCAAATATCTTTAAATTATTTTCCATTGCAATACGTTTAACATCATTTGCATCACAACCTGCGTGAAAATATTTCTTAATTAAATCCATACGCTCACTATTTTCATTTTGGTCAGTACCATTATCAATTAAATCTTCAATTGCTTCTCGTGTTGATATTAACTTAACTTTTTGTCCTAATATCGGCATTGGTATTGGTGGAAATGATGGATTTAACATTAAATCTTCTCGTACACCAATTATAAATAACCTTTCTCGTTTTTGTGGTACATTATAGTACTCTGCATCTAAAACTTGATATTTTACATTATAACCAAGCTCTTCAATTGTTTTGATTACTTGATATAAAACACCCTGTGCTTTACCTAAAGTTATACCCTTTGTGTTTTCAGCAACAATTACTTTAGGTCTTATTTCTTTTACAAGTCTAGCATACTCAAAAAATAAATCATCAACACGTTGTTTTGTAGATGAATAATTTTTTACCTTGCCCCAACCTTCTTCTCTTTTACCATTTATAGAAAAATCACTACAAGGAGGTGACCCATCTAATATATCTAACTCACCAACATCTAAACCAATTGCTTTTAAAATTTCTTCACCAGTTGTATCTCTAACATCTTTTTCAAGCATAATAGTATTTGGGTGATTTAATCTATATACTTCAGCTGCCTTAGGTATAAATTCTACAGCCAGTCTAACATCAAACCCAGCTAACTTATACCCGAGACTTGAACCACCACAACCACTAAATAACGATACAACATTATAACCATTTTTAGGTATTTTATTAATCTCTACCATATCTAATTGTGTTTTCATTTTTTGACCCCTTTATTTGTTACCTTATATAATGGTTTCGCACTAAGCTTACTTTCTTTTACAGGCGTTGGACTTAAATTACCGAACACCATTATCCATACATACTCTTGACCAATATCCAATACAGCACACTCTAAACTTATTTTAGCACCATATGCACCATTAGTATTCCAGTATAATATATCACCAATTTTTATATCTTCTTTATTCATCTACTACCTCTGTATTATTTATAATTAAATCTTTGGTATTATTGATTGCTTTAACTAATACTTCATTTGGTATTGTAATATCATATACACTACCACTTCTAGCTAATCCTGCTACTGTACAATCAATTACCATCTCTAAAACATCTATTAAATTCACATCTTCTGGCACACTATCATTTAAATGATGTCTTTCTGTCATATGTTTTTGCCACCAAGGTAATGACTTAAACTCTGCTCCTTGCTTACCTGATACAAAATCTTGATAAAATTCATCTATATAATCTATTTTTGTATGGTCGTGTTCTGATACTTGATTCTTTAACATATCTGCAAGCATTACCCCAACACGTTGCACATCAAATATATGACTTACTGTTTGACTTAATAATTCATCCTTAGTTATGTTCTTTTTAGCTGTTCTAGTATCAGCATTTGGTGACTTAACTATTTTTATTTTATCTCCCACCATCTTTATCTAACTCCTTTCGCATAGCCTTTACATCGTTCTCAATTTGTTTATTTAGTATATTACTTTCTTCTACTGCTTGCTGTGATTTAATTACTCTTTTTATACTCTCTTTAATACATTCATCTACTTTTAAGTTCATTTTGTTTTACACCTTCTATTATTGATTTTATTGCTGGTTTATATAACCTTTCACACTCTTGTAAAAAGTCTAAAGTAACTTCACCATATTTTTCTAAATTAGTTGCATATGCTCTTAAAGCTTCGTCCATAATATCAGCCAATTTTATAAATTCATCTTTACCCCAACCCTTGGTTGTCATTGCTGGTGTACCAATTCTTACCCCACTAGACTTTAATGGTGGTAATGTATCATTTGGTATTTGATTTTTATTTAATGTAATATTTATTGTATCTAAAAATTCTTCTGCTTGTCTACCTGTAATGCCTATAGAGCCATATACATCTAACACAAACATATGATTTTCAGTACCATTTGATATTACGTGCCAACCATTTGATATAAATCTTTGTGCAAATACTTTAGCATTATATACTACTTGTTTTGCATACTCTTCAAATTCTGGTTGTAAAGCTTCTTCAAAACATATACCCTTACCAGCTATAATATGCTCTAATGGTCCTCCTTGTACTCCGTGGAAATACAGCTGAATTTATCTTTTTTGTAAAGAAATCATCATTCCATAATATTAAACCACCTCTTGGTCCACGAAGAGTTTTATGTGTTGTAGATGTTACAACATCAGCCCATTTACAAGGGTTAGGGTGTTGATGACCTGCTACTAAACCTGCTACGTGTGCCATATCCACTACAAAATATGGAGGTTCATTATTCCCTAACATATTATCTAATTTATATTTTTGTATTATTTCAAATATTTTATCATAATGTATTATTTGTGAATATGAACTTGCCCCTACCAATATCATTTTTGGGTTATATTTATATATCTTTTCTTCTAAATCTTTGTAATCTAAAATACCGTTCTCATCTACACCATAGCTTACTATATTATAATCCTGACCAGAAAATGACATTTTATGACCGATGACTTAAATGCCCCCCTGCTCCTAAGTCCATACCTAAAACTGTATCTCCGTGATTTAACAGTGCTCTATATACTGCCTGATTTGCTGATGACCCACAATGTGGTTGTACATTTGCAAAATTACAATCAAATAGTTTACATACATCCTCTATCGCTTTTGTTTCAATCATATCTATATATTGACATCCACCATAATATCTTTTTCCTGAATATCCCTCAGCATATTTATTCGTAAGTATACTTCCACAAGCTTCTCTAATTCTCTTACTGCAAAAATTTTCACTTGCTATTAATTCAATATTATTATTCTGTCTCTCTTGTTCCAAAGCTATTAAATCTTCATAACATTCTTCTATCATAATATGATAAATCCCCCTATTCAATTTTTAAATCTAATTTTAATTTAGTAATTAAATATTCTGCAATATTATCTAAATTCATCTCTATTTGATACCACACATCAATTTTTTCAGGTTTATCTGTATCAAATAATCCTGATACCATTATTTCATATTCAGCCCTACTCCAATACTGTGCCATAAATTTTCGTTTTATAAATTCTTTAAATTCTTTATAATTTGATACTTCCCTCTTTTTAACAGCCTTCTTTATACTATCTATAATATAATCATTATCTAATACATTATATTTTATAATCTTCTTTGCATTGAAATCTTGCAATAAAACATTCCACGTTAGATTTACCTTCTTCACAGTTTAGCCCCCTGTTTATATTCTAAATTAAATTTGTCTACTTGCTTAATTATTTCAGTTAGACATTTGGAATCCCACACAGTATCAGCATCAGGATAAAAACAGAATTTTCTCCAAGGAGCATACCATTTTATCTCACCAATACAATTTGTATTAAACTCAAATATATAGTAGATAGGTGTTTTTCTTTTTAAAGTATCTATTTTTGTAATAAAGAAATACTCCCCACTATAGACAGTATTTTCAGTTGGTTGAAAAAACTTAGGACTTTTCCAAGTTTTTTCATCAATTTGAAAAAACTCATCACTCATTATTTTTACCCCCACTTAATTTTTCTGGGTCATAGTATGCTGACCTATGTGCTCTAGCCATATCTATTAACCATATACCTTTATATTCATCTAAGTCATTTACATACATAAAATCTATAGACCATACACCCTTTAATCCGCCATCAAATTTTAAAGTATTTATGTCATTTTTTATCTGTGCTGTTACTGTATTCAATATACTTCTATGATTTTCTTTTCTATCTCCAAATTTGTTATGAAACCAGTTAAACACTATATTATCTGTTTTATTTTTAATATTTGGCTCACAATAATCATAATCCCAGTAATCTACTACATACTCAATTTGATGTGTTTCCATATTATAAAATACTCGAACCTCTTCACGTAATGGCATACCATTATATATTGTTGGTATTTTTCTTGGGTCAGATGGTATAAACTCTCTTACAACTAATTCGGTATAACCACCTGTATCAAACATCGTAGAATTATAATTAATCAACCACAACTGTTTTGCTATATCTGATTTAGTTGCTATACTGGTATTAAAATCGAATTTATTAGAGTATGCTCCATTTTTAATGTTATATAATCTACCACCGGACATCTTATTTATAGTTGGCTCAAGTATTTTATTATATTTATTCCAATCCACTTTATCAATAACATCTGTATCTCGCATTGCTTCAGTTTCATCAAAAGTAAATATTTGATTTGATATTATATCTGCGTGTCTAAATTTTCCAAAATCTACTATATGTTTATACCAATTACTAAAATTCTCCGGATAATTTCTATCATCTTCATAACTACTTTTACTAAGTTCAATTAATTTTTCCGGTGTGTAATATGATGTAAATTTTTTCATTATATCACTTATATTGCTCGCCACTTCCACTCACCCCTTAAATCTTTTTCATAAAACGCATACAACTTATTACACTTAGGACAAACATATTGCCATTGTGGTGGATTTGTAGCTAGCATTAAATTATTATCCTGTAGTACTACTTTACAATCATCACATTTAGGTACTTTAGCCACATAAAATTCTGGAAATAAAAAACATTTTTCAATCATATGCCACCTCTACAACTTCATTATATTGCTCTACTTTAGGTGTATTTACAGCATCAGTAATCATACCTAATGTAATATAAAATATAACTGCAAATACTATCGTAAGTATAATATATAAAATTTTATGCTTTAACATTACGTTCCTCCAATATCCTCTTTACTACATCACTTATTTGCTTACCATCCGCTCTATTACCAAATGCTTCTTTACATTTCTTAATTGCATAACCCATTAATTTCATTTCAGTTATATTTTCTCTATCCATAATTTCGTTTACACCATCAAATATTTCTTGTTCTGACATAGGCTGTGGTAAATATCTACTTAAACACAATAACTCTCGGTTAGTTTGTTCTACAAGGTCTTTTCTATTTGCCTTTGTAAACTGCACTAAAGCTTCTGTTCTTTTACTTCTCTCTTTAATTATAATATCTTCTATATCTCTATCTGTAATATTTGGGTTAGCTTTTTTAGCTAACAATACACTTGCTCTAATTTGCTGTATTGTATTCTTATCTATTACATTTCCATCTTTCATCGCTACCTTTAAATCTTGCATTAATTTATCTTCTAACATCATTAATTTTCACTCCTTTTAGGTGTTCTTACTATTTGTATTTTAATAGTTGGCTCGAAACAATTAATATCTTCATCTGACATAGATATATTTATTGTATCCAATATTTGCTTAACAACAGCATTACGTTTACATTCAATTGCATATTCTAAGTTATCTAAACACATTATTTTATATTGTGTAAATTCCTCATTTATTTGTTTTTCAATAGCTTCCCTTATACTAGCAAAAAAATCCTTATTAATATTACTTCCTCTGTTCATCATTTAAATCCCTCATTTCTATTAATTTATCTAACTGTGCTTTTAACTTAGTTGCTTGACTATCCACCTTACCAAGCTTTATCACTAAATATGCATACCTATTCAGTGGTATTTTCTTCCACCTTTTTAAAGTGTACATCCCATATGCATCATCTTTCTTCCATAAATAGAATTCTAAATAATGTGGATTATAATACTCTTGTACTTGTATTTTATGTCGTCTAGTTTTAAATATTGTTTTATACACACTCATTATATTACCAAAATCTCTATGTGGTTTAATGAATCTCATATTACACCCCTGCAATAAATTCTTCTACACTTTCTAAAAATATACCATTTATTTTAGCCCTATACTTTGTATTAGTATAATATGTATCAAAACTTTCCTTATATTGATTAATATTTGACCTGCAATATATCATTATTGCGTGTTTTACTAAACTATCCATATTTTCTATTAACATTGGTTTAGTTGCAGATGCTGGGTCTTTCATCTTAATATTATTAAATAAAAACATAAATGTATCTTTATACATTGCAACAACTTGTTCATTTGTATATTTAGGCATTAATTCTGTAAATTGCACAGCAAATAACTCTGGGTCACCTTTACGCACCTCTGTAGCAATCGGCATAAGTTTTAATTTAGTACATAAGGCTGTCATTTCATTAATTGCCTTATCCACAGTTGTTCCCTCATTTTTAGTGCATTCAATTGTTATACCATCAAATTTACGAAAACTTTTTACTTGTTTTGTTAATGGATTTAACGCATCAATTATATTTTCAATATTAACTAACTCTTCCATTTTATTACCCCCACTATTATAATATACCTCATTTTTATTATTATTTTGAGCAAAATAATAAAAAGTGCTATATTTATTTATAGAAATAATATAACACTTTAAATTATTTTTTGTATTGCACTACAAAATAGTGCTAATTATTTTTTATATTCATCCTTTAAATATTCAGGAATTTCATTATTTTTATCATCTACAGCTGGTTTAGTTTCAGCCTTCTTTGCAGATGCTTCTGATGTAGCAATTTTAGCTAGAGCTTCTTTTTCAGCTTCAGATAATTCAGATGAGCCTTGCTCTGGTTTTTCAACCTGTTTTTCTGCTTTTTTCTTAGGTTGAGCTTTTACCTTTTCTGTAACTGGTTTTTCCTCTGCAACAACCTCAGCTGGTTTAGCTTCCTCTTTAACACCTTCCTCAGGTTTAACATACTTATTGTATTGATTATATAAACTAGCGTGCATACCCCTAACTTGTTCTCTTTGCATCTTTAATTTATCTAATAAAGCATTACCTTCATCTAGTAATTTTACTCTTTCTTGTTGTAACGCATCAATCTTACCTTGATACTCTGTACCAACTCTTTCTATCTCTTTGTTAATTTCCTCATACTGATTCTTGTATTCATCCATTTGTGCTTTCATATCATTTAAAATATCATCACTGTTAATCATATCCTTATACCTCCTACAATAGTATTTTACAAACACTCCGCTAACCTTATCTGTAACTCACTTATAACTTGTTTTACAGTTTGCTTTGGCACAAAATCAAGTGCTCTTGCATTAAGGTCATTTCCCTGAGATGCCTCCAAATATACAACATAAATCATCTTTACAACACTTGATGGAATATCTAAATCATCAGATATGTCATCTAATATGTATATAATATTTTGATTTAATTCATTTAAATTATCGTTGTTTACATACTCATCTTCTATATCAGCATTTTCATCAACTAGAACATCTGACAAACTTAAATCTTCTGTAACACAATTATCTTCTAAATTAAATAATATATTTGGCTGACGTTTCTGTTGTCTGTCAAAGTCTATAAAATCACGATTTATAATATTATACGCTAACGTAGATAATCTATACTTATTTGGGTCCCATATTAAACAAGCTTTCCATAACCCCATACGAGCTATCTGTATTGCTTCATCGAAATCCCAATACTTAGTTTTATAATATTTTTGTGCTACTCTATTAGCTAAATTAATATTTTTATTAAAATTTTCAATTATCTTTTCTGCTTCCTCTGATGTCTTGTGTTTTAATGAAATCTTTTCATAGTATGTTAATTTATGTGGCATTCTTTAACCTCCTATACCTCCAAAAAACCAACATCTTTTAAATATGGTAATAAACTAGACTGTAAATAACTTTTACTTCTTTTTCCAAATAATTTTACAATCTTACCAATTGCAACCTTACAATTAGCATCTTTATCATACTGTAATTCTAAAGCTTTACAAAGATTTTCATCATCTTTACACATTTCATATATTTTAGATTTCTGATTATCATTTACTTCTTTGTATAGCTTAATAACCGAATTAAATAAGCTAGATATTCCAGCTATAAAATAACCTCCGAGTATTAAAATTCCTCTGGCACTTTTATCCTGTATCTCATTTATACTCATTACAAGCTCGGCTTCCTTTATAGCATCATCATCTTCCAAACTTTCTGCAACTAGTTTCAAATCTCCATTACCGATTTTTAATAGTTTCTGTGGTTGTTTGACTATATTTACTATCTACCTCATCATTAATATGCACATATAATGATGTACTCACTAAATTTGGGTGCTGTTGACGTATTAAATCTCTCATAATAGTTTTACATTGGTCACAAAGTGCTTTACGCACTAAATTGTGGTTATCCCACTTATTTAACCTAATTGTAGCCCATATAAATAAATCAGTTGACAATTCATCTGCACCATAATACCAATAATAACCATTGTAGTTATACGTCTTTACTACACTATAACACATACTCATTAAATTTTCAGGTGTTATCCAATCTGGGAAAGATACACCCAATTGCATATTATCATATTTATATCTAAGTTCTGCTACCGTTAAATCCTCATTTGGGGTTTTAATAATTCGTTCAGCTTCCTCTCTACTAATATTGTAATTGTTTACACACCTTGTAATTGCTTTTTCAAAATCAAACATATCATATACCCCCAAATCAAAAATTAAAATCTTGGTGTCAGTATATAAAAAAATTTGATTTTTGTAAAGCCTTGAACAAGTAAAACCATAAATCCGCAAACCGTTGATATTACTGCATTTCACCGATTATGATTTATGTAAATTAGAGCCTAAATGGCTTTAAAATGGGCGTTCTTAAATTTTTAAAATTTTTTTAAAATTTTTTAATATTTTTAAAATATCTAAATAACATTAGTTATAAAGTAATCTACAATATCCATACGTGAAACCTTGCCAGATTTAACTAAACCATCCATCTCTGCTACTTTAAACGCACTATCAAAATAATAGTCATATTCAAACGGTAATATCATCTCTCGTATCTCTTTAGCTCTACCCCAAGGTAAACCGTAATTATATGCTCGTGAACTGCCATCATACACCCCATATTTCACAATAAGCCCAGCAATAAGCAAATCATTAAACATACGAGAAATACCTCTAAAAAATAAATCATATTCATCATATTGAGTTACTATATCACACCAATATGCAAGTGCAGTATAATTACCAACTAGCACAGCATTCATAAACTCATTACTCTGAAATTCATCCTGTTTAACTAACAACTGGTTCTTTAATGTTAAATCTTCAAATGCTTTTTGCTCCGTTATACACATAGCTTGAGCATAGTTCTTTATTTTATCTGCCTCCAGAAGAATATTATTATATAAATTATTACAATTATAGGCTAACTCTTCCTTAGATTTATCAAGTAAACTTAATTCACTTTCTACAAATTCTACAGCAATATTACTTTGTACAGCTTGAAACTCTGTTATATAATCAGCAAAATCACTAAATAAATTTGATTTTTGAAAATCAACATCATCATATATAAATAAACAAGAGAAATCTTTTATGTTTATAGCATCTATAAAACTTTTTATATTTGTAACAAATTGATTACAAAAATCCATATCATTATACAATACAATAAGCTGATGCATTTTAAATAAAGATTTTGTTGATACTAAACCTTTGACATCTTTCCAACTATTTAACATCTGTAACCTATCAAAATATGTTCTTAATTTTTGCACGTAATGTTTACGTATTCCAAAATCTTCACCGTAGAAGCAATAAAATTTATCAATATTTCCATTAATTAAAGCAACTTTTAAATCTTCAATCTTCCTCATAATTTACCACCTAATAACTGTATTTGATAAAATGTCCTATATAGCAACAACTTTCTATTTAATGTTGTATCCCTTAATAAATCTTCTTTACACTCAACTAGTAAATCTAACACATTATGATATGAATATCTATAATTTAAATTATTTTTAATATTGTACTCTATAATATTTATCAACATTTCAATAAATAACAAACAAGGGTCAACACCATCATATTTATACTCAAATTTACTTAGCATTACAATTAAACTATCAATACTAATATATGATAAAGATTCATATATACTATATGCATAATTCAATACATTCTCTAATCCGTCATAACTTTTATAATGCATACACTTTGCTGGTGTATCTATACCTGCTTTAAACAACCTTGCTGATACATCTGGTAAATAATATTTATTAAGATATTCCACCATTTCATCAGCTGTATAAGCTGACATAACTATTTTTATTGCTCTACTTTCAAGAGTACCTATTTGAGAACTACCTGTTATAATTATAGTATTCCCTTTAGGTGTTTCCTCTGTAACTTTTAATAATGCGTTTTTAGCCTGTATAGATGCTTTATCAAAATCTTTAAAATGATATACTGCATTTGAATTTTCTACCATAATATTTAATAATCCTCTAATATCAGCAATACCATTTTTCATTGCAACATAATGCTTACCAAACTTTTCACAAAGATATGTAGCTAAATAAGTTTTACCAGTATGTCTATCACCTTGTATTATTATAAAATTAGGTAATTCCTGCCATCTATTTATTATTTCTAAATTTAAGCTTTGACCAATTAATTGCATTTTTCAATTATCCAACTTTCTATAATTATTTTCATATCATCAGAACTAAAATTTGTTTTTATAGATAAGACACTTCTTAATAACTCCTTTATCTGTGGTGTAAATACCATTATCTTTTTTAACCAATCTATAGTTATTTGTGATAGTGTTGTTATTTCTGCTGTTTGTGTAACCATATATTTAACACAGTTTTGTAAATACTCTGTCCATAATCGTAAAAATAATAATACATCTGCTCCAGACATATAAATATTATTAAAATGTAATAATGCTTCCTTACATTGACAATTTAATATATAATTTAAGAATTCTGTTAGTACCTGCTCTGTAATACCACCACTTGTAACTTTAATAACATTTTCTAAAGTTAAGTTTTTATCATAATCAAGACATTTCTCTAATGTAGTTATACTATCACGCATTCCACCTTTTGCTAATCTAGCTATATAATCTACTGCTGTATCTTCATATACAATTATGTCTTCGTTATTTTGTGCTCTTTCGTTATTCTCATTCTCAATTATATATTTTAATCTTTTCTTTATACCTTCTACACTTATACGTGAAAAATTAAATCTTTGTACACGAGATAATATTGTACCTATTATCTTCTGTGGGTCAGTTGTACAAAATAGAAAAATAACATATTCTGGTGGCTCTTCTAATATTTTTAACATTGCATTCCAAGCCTGTGTAGACAACATATGAACCTCATCTAATAGAAAAACCTTATACTTTCCTTTATAAGGTCTTGTCTTACAATCTTCAATTATAGCTCTAACATCATCTACACCATTATGACTAGCACAATCCAATTCAATTGGTTCACTTTCATAATTATTTATCATATGAGCTATTATTCTGGCACTGGTTGTTTTTCCCGTACCAGCAGACCCACAAAATAAATAAGCGTGTTTTAAATTATTTGTCCTTACTTGGTTCTCTAATATAATTTTTATACTATCTTGCTCAACAATTTCTTCAAATTTTTGAGGACGATACTTTGTAGCTAATGTTATACTTTTCATTTCTACCCCCATCTAATCTTTTAATAATTCTATCAATTGTTTAAACGTATTTTCATCTATAACATAATATCTATCTTTCTCATCACCAAAATCAAAACATAATGCTTTATAATCTTTACCAGTTGCATACATTTCCTCAGTTAACTTAGTTAACCACTCTTTCTTTATAGAAAATGACTTTTTAGGTGTCATACAGGTTTTTGCTTCAATTAGCCACGATTGTCCGATAGTTAAATCACCTTTATCAAATTTAGTTGCACCACTATTAGCAGTACGTCTTGCACCTATAGCCTTTGCTATACGCTTTTCCTGAGCAGTACTAAAATCTCTTGTAGACATATTGTTACCCCCAATACATTATATAATCTGTATTAATATAATCCTTTTCACCATCATCATCTACTACACAGATAACTTTATGATTTTCTATAGCCCTATTTAAATCAATATCTGTAAACATATCAAGCACATTTACATCAGTAAATTCAAAGTCCATACACTTTATATAATTAACCTTCACTGCTATTTTCCTCCGCTTTTTTATTCCATATAATATCTAAATAAGGCATAACTTCTGGATTAGCCATATATGCTCTAAATCCAGCTTCATCAAGTCCACCTAAATTATCATTATCATTTATTTCTATTCCAGCAATCTTCATACTACCTATATATGCTGTACCATATTTTTTAATTTCGGGTAGATTAGAGATGTGTTGTGTTAGCACATCTCTAATTCTCCTATCAATCTCAATAAGGTCTTTATCTGTTTCTAATACCCATTCTATCATTTCAGCATTAAATAAACCTTGGTCTTTTACCCTGTATAATTCATATTTAATATACATATTGATTACTCCTCTTTATTATTTGCTACAGCTTCATTCGCCTTTGCTAATGTATCCTCATCAATAACTTCCACTATATCTTTACCATCTATAGTAGCATCTATTAATTTCAACCACTCTTTATGTGCTTCTAACTCTTCTTTTAAAGCAACTTTACCTTGTATCTTCTTATCTGTTAAAAGCTCTCCTGTAGCTGGGTCTATTATATCATAAAAAGCACCCCTTTGTTGAATTACACCCACTTGTAATCCAACCTCAATATAATCACTCATCAAGTCTGGTCCTGTTACATATTTAATTGTATAGTAACCCACACGTCTAGTACTTGGAAATACCTTACTCTTTAAAACTACTACATTTATTAAATTTCCTGCTGGATTCTCAGCACTGTTTGTAAGCTCTTTGTTATTATCATCTACAAATTTACCTTTTCTAAATTCCATACGCAATGAGCACATATGCTTAAATCCTCTACCTCCGGGAGTTATTACACCACCAAACATAGAACTCAAATTATCTCTAACTTGATTTATACATATAATAGTTGATTTATATTGTCTAAGATATTTATTTGCCTTTAAGCTAAAATTTTGTAGTGATTGTGCTAAACCACCATATATCTTTTCTCCAACACCTTTACCTTCAAGTTGTTCTGGAACCATAGATGCAATACTATCTAATACCATAAGCCCAACTTCACCTGTGTCTAAAAGTGTTAGCATAGTATTTAAAATATCCTGTGCTGATAAACCACCCATTTTAAATCTTTCTATTCTAGTTGTATCTAAACCAAACTTACCTGACCAATTATAATCAAATGTTCCTTCAACATCAATAAATACAATTTTCTTAGGGTCCGTACCGTTTTCTTTAGCTTCTTTATCAAATTTAACTTGAGCATTTTTCATTATATCTATAGCTGTTGTTGTTTTACCTGACCCCTCTGGTCCACTAAATTCCACAATTATACCTGTTGGTATTCCACCAAAAGTCATATAATTTAAACGTGGTGAACTAAATGGTATTCTATCATAATCAGTTTCTGCCTTGCCTGTTTCAACTATATCTTCACCAAATTGCTTTTTAAGGTTTTGTATAGCTTTATCAAACTCTGATGTTGCCATAAAATTTTACCTCCTTAAAATACTGTCTTATTACCTAAATTTGCACCCTGCAATCTTGTAGAGTGTATCTTTTTAACTGCATTTAATACTTCAATTGCCATCGAGATTTTTTGTTTTATTATCTTATATGATTTATCAAAAATTATTGTATCAATTTTTTCAGTCATTGTAGCTAATTCAGATGCAGCAGTTTTTTCTGCAACTGTACCCCTAGATATTTGCAAAGCTTGATTATACGCTTCTTTATATATCATAGCAGATAAATCCGACTGCATACCAACTACCTCTTGATTATCAGTTAAATCATAAAGTAGTAGTGGCAATTGAAGCATTATATCTTCTATTTCTTGGTCAGTTAGTATATCAGTATCATCTTTTAATAGTTTCCTTATGTTTGTAATAACATCGTCTAAATCTCCGACATAGTCAGATACAATCTTTTTAATAGCATTTTCAACAGGTACACTTGTACCAGTCACTCTTTCTCTGCAACCACTTGCTTCAATTGTCATAATAATTACTCCTCTCTATCTGGGTCTTTAAGCCAACTTTTATAAAATTTAACCCAATCCTCAAATTTAGCTGTTGCTAACCAAGGCTTTCTATTTTTTCTATGAAATACTACAGGTATACGTTTTTCCTTCTTTGTGGTTAAATCTCTTTCAGCTTGTTCCATAGCTTTATCTACATTTAACGCTTCTACTCTTTTGACCTCTATATGTATTCCATCTAAACCTTCACAATCAGCTAAGCTTTGTTCTAATTTACCATTTGTTTGAGCTGTGCGATGCACACCAGTTAAACCATATTTTTCACACTCGTGTGCAAATTCAAGCTCACCTTTTTTACCTTTCTGTTTACTATTGATACTCATTTATAAATCACCTCAATAATATTTTATTACTCATTAACATATGCCACTAAACACTTATAATCTTCAAATGTTAAACACATACAAGGTGAGTTTTCAGCACCATCTACAAACATATCAAACGTAGCATCTGTAATAGTTTGTAACATACCATATAATTTTGATGCTGGTAAATACATTGGTGTTGTTATTGATATGTTATCTGTATTAGTTATATAAATACGTGATTTAGCTCCACTATTCATAGATACAATCTCCATATCATTTCCTGTAACAGTTACAGCAATTCTATCTCTATCTCTTTCAGGATTTATAAATGGTATTACTGGTTTTAACACATCAACCATTGCCTTTGTATTAATAGTTAATTTATGTATAAATCCTTCAGCATTCCAATAATTTTTACAAATTTCTACTGGGAATCCTTCAGGCACTTCAATATTATCACAAATTGTAATCTTCTCATCTGATATAACAATACCATTTGGTTTACCTGTATTTGGATTAGTAATAAATCCAATTCTAAATTTCGATGCATCAAACGGTAAAGTTGTTATTAAATCACATAGACGAGATTTGATAAAACACTCTTTATCATTTGTTTCAAGTTTATTTGCCTGTAATAGCATTAAATTACCATCTGATGTAGCAACTATATCATTATAATATGTGCCCTCTAAATATGGTTGACCTAATTTTCCAGCAAATGTTCTAACTCCTTTACTTGTATTTAAGGTACGAACTAACTCCTCATAATTTACTGGTTTCATATCTGCATAAGACATATTAAATGTCAACTCATTTATAACTGGTTGCTGTGTACTTAAATCTATTTTTTGTGTTAGCTTATAAACACCGCTATTATCATCTGGTACTATTGTAAGTATATTTGTACTCTTATCATATGATAATATTAAATTTGAACAAGATACAGCATTTACAAAATCACCAAATAATTTAATATCTAGTGACATTTCAAGTGGTTGTTTAAAAATATATCTACTATCTAAAATTTCTATATCTTCTTTACCACTTGTAGCTCTAAGTATCATACCACTCTCAGTAAATAATATATTTAATACCTCTGATAATGGCACCATATTACTTGCAATACCAACTTTTCTTGCAGTATTTACTAAATCTCTTAAATAAACTGTAGGTAGTTTAATTTCACCATCTATAACTTGTGGTTCTGTTGCTACTTTAACATCCTCTTTAACCTCTTCTACAGTATTAACAGCTGGTGTAGTTGTAATGACTTGTGAATGCATATTTTGTGTAACACTTAGTCCATCCTGTGGTGCCATTTGTACAACAACTGGGTCACCTACAGTTGTTGTAATAGTAGCTTGAGTGTCAGTACCACTAGTAACTGTAGTTTGTTGTGGATTAGTTTCTTCCTTTGCAATTGATATATTTTGTGTTGTATCGGTAACAACTGTTTCAACATTAGGAACCGGTATAACTGGTGATTGAACTACTTGAGCATAACCTGATGTTACTTGCTGACCACCAAATACAGGTGGTTGCACAAATTGATTACCATTTACAGGTGGTACTACTCCTCCAGCATTTCCACCTAAATTAATTGTTTGATTATTATTTTCCATTATAATTACCTCCTATTTTAATATACCTCAAATTTTATATTAATTTGAGCAATTATGTTTTTAAATATTATCTTCTTCATAGATATACACATTATTCTTACTTGTTACTATTTTAATTTTATAACAAGGTATAATTTGTTCATATAACCATTTTGCAACATTTTCTTCAGATGCATCTTCACCAACTATATCAACTAACATTTTTCCACTTGCAAATGTAGTATGTATTAATTGTGCAATATTATCATAGTCTGCTACAATACCACCATCTTGTAAAGACCTTGCTTTACAATATACTGTAATCTTCCACATATCTGCTGTATCATAATCTTTACCATCTGACTTAACTGTTTTAAAAACTGTAACCTTATATTCAGCACTGCTATAATACATTTTTATCCTCCTTCTTATACTCTAAATCTTTACCATACAATTGTATATACATAGGTCGCAATATAGATATTGCTTGTCTACATTGTGCTCTTGTGAAATATTTAACGTGAGTTTCTTCTGGTGATAAGTTCATTCGATTGGCAAGGACATTATACATAGATGACCTTGCCTTACCCTTATTACTACTTATTCCCCATATAGCATCTAAGTATCGATGAACTGTATGCCTATAATGTTGCACATTCTTATAACTCACAACATCATCACCTCACAATTCTCAACTTATGCACTATATTCTTCTCTATCTTTATATTTACCTGTTTTAATGTAATCATTGTATTGAGCCATTGTAAGCTCATCATTTTCATCAGAAACATCTGGTCCATACCAAAAGAAAAACTTCTCAACATCACATTTCATAGGTACTCTTACTTTATCTGCTCCTGATTGTATCATTAGTTTACTCATTAACTCACCACAGCGTTGTCTATTTTCAAATGGACATTCCGCTATAATTTCATCGTGTACAGGAAAGAGCATTCTGAATCCTAACTGTTTTAATTCCTCATTCTGCCCCAATAGTATCATAGCCCTTTTTGACATATCTGCACTTGAACCTTGTATAACACTATTTAGACATTGTCTCAAAGCTTCTGCTATAAAACTTTTATTATTTGTAATTGTTATACCATCTTTACCAGCCTGCTCTATAATCTGTTTTTGTTTTTTAAAACTAGCAACTTCTAATTGTGCATTATACATATCAATTATATCCTGTGGTACATTTTTATTTATTTTATCTGTAGCTGTAAATAATGGATTAAAATCAACCTTGCGTTTATCATTATACGCATAACTATATTGTGGGTCCTGAATATGCTTTAAATAACGCCTACGCCCCCAAGCTGTTGTTGTAAAACCATCTCTTTTAGCATTATTTTGTACCAACTCTGTATAACTTTTAATTGTTGGATATGATTGATAAAAATCATCTACTATCTTTTGTGCTTCTTCAACAGTACTATGTATTTGCTCTGCAATAGATGGCACACCTCTACCATACATAATACCTAATAATATGGATTTAACAGATGACCTACGCTTTTTACCCTCTGGGTTTGTCTTATCTGTTTTCTTTCCATTTTCATCTAAATAAAACTCCATACAATCTGCATATGGTTTATTGTATATTTCTGATGCCATCATTGCATATAAATCTTTTCCAGTTAAATAGGCATCTATCATTTTTTGGTCATCTGCTAAACTGGCTAATGTTCGCGGCTCCTGTTGACTGAAATCGGAGCTCATTAATATATAACCGCTTAGTAGCACCAAATAATCTACGCAACTCTTTACCCTCTCCTCTACTTGGAATTTGCTGTAGATTAGGGTCTGAGCTTGAAAATCTCAATTACTCATATATTTCTATATGGATTGGACTATATCTTCAACTATATTTAGTTGCAAGGCACTTCAAATAACGTATTAATAGTTATCTTACTCTAAATAATTAGATAGTCTCTACATTTATTTAATTTGTTTTACCGTTAGTTATTAATGCTCTTATTACATCATAACAAATATTAGAGTGCAATCTTTGCACTGCTCTATATGAGTGCAATTGATTATATTCTTCTCTTAATTGCTGTATAAAGTCATTATCATATTTACATTTACCGGTATTCCAAGGTTTTCTACCTTTTAATGAGTTACTTATTTTTTGTTTAACTTCATCACTTGTAGGTATACCTTTATTGGCTGGTGATTTACCTAATCTAGCTTGTCTTATCGCTTCTTTAGCTTTGTCAGTATGGTGCTTTCCATACATACCATTACCCTCACCTGATACCGCTTTAGATATTTTTTCTCTAATTTCAGGGCGTTTCGCTGGATTATTATCACCACAAAGTTTAGCACAAGACTGTTTTATATGTAGTTTATGTTCTTCAGTTAATTTTCTTCCTGTTAATGATTTTCGCATCTTCGCAATACTCTCAGGTGAAATTATTTTTCCAAGCTGACCCTTAGATACTAACTCACACATCTCCTCATTCTCATTAATATTATCTTGGTAGTTATATACAGTTTCACTTTCTATACCACCGTACTTTTTTATATAATATGTCTCCCTTTGTAAACGACACTTTTTATCTAAATTTTCTTCCAATATAGTTATTTCAAACATATTATCACCATACATATTATAATCTTCTTGCATATAATGGTTTGTGTGTAGGTTATGTTTTAAATAATAAAAATGTTCCCATTTTCGTCTAGCTATATCTACTGTTTGACCGAAAATACACTCTATTATTTGCTAAACATTTTATCTGATACACACATCCAAGAGTATTTTGCATAATTATCTCACTCCTAAAACAAATTAAACTTAACACGGTATTACCTTATCTCTCAAAGACTTAGGCTCCCTTACCCATAAACTATTTCTAGCTCTGGACCGTTAGCACTATTTCTAGCACACCCAATAATAAATTGGTTCACCTTGTTTATTTTTCTATATATCACTATATAGCCAAGCAAATTTTCTTACCTGTTGCAGCACCATACTGATTTCAAAATATTCAACAAGGTTCGTTACGCCCTGCCCGTTCTCTTATGAACTGCTTATAGTTTCCTATAAGATTAGACTATATCTTCAACCAATTTTATTGGCTGATAGGCACTTCCAAATCACTTGATTTGTACACCGCTACACTCATCACGGTTAGTCGTTACACTTTCTTTATAAATTTTTTCACAATTAGCTGAGCCATAGCGACATAGTCTACTAATAACACATCTATTTAAATTATGCAAATCTGCAACTGCTTGATAAGAACCTAACATATTATATTCTTCTCTAAACATCTGTATATCTGCATCTGTATATTTTCTATTAGCATTACTTATTTTTACACACGTTGATTTACTTAATTTTTTTCCTGTATGTATTTCAGATAAATGTTTCTTCTGTTCTTCAGATAAATGCTTACCCTTCATACCATAATTTGATGACATTTTAGCAGTATTTTTAAGAATTAATATCATATTACTATTATTATGGTATTTATTTTTACAATTATACACAGCATCACTTTCAATACCACCATATTTTTCAATGTAATCTGTTTCACAATTTAACGCTTCTTCTTTATTATTACAGATATTAATAATTTCATATACAAAATTTATCTTTCCATACAAATTATAATCATTCTGTATATATGGGTTATGGTGTTCTCCTCTCTGTAATTTACCGAAATGGTCTTTCATTCTATTGTTAATATTCGTGGTTTGTCCAATATAAATCTTACCATTACTAATACAAGTTATTTTATAAATATAGTACATCGCTATACTCACCTCCTATTCTATAAAGCTTAGCTCGGTGTTACCATATCTAATTTAACTTAGGCTTCACCGAATTCACCTATTGTTTACTATATCATTACTGATATAGGGCTCAAATCAATTAAGCTAGTATGGATTTTATTATCAAACTTTTTATCAACTCTTTCAGGTAATGCAACTATAAATGCATCAATTAATTTCTGCATAGCTCTATACTCTAATAATGCTTTAGTTAAATCTGTGTTTATTTCTTGTAACTCTGCTCTACCGGTTCCTCTACTTTTAGCATCTTTTAATTTATAACCCAATATATCATAAAATAATATACTTAATTGTGATGGACTAGTTAGTAATATTGGGTCATCTAATTTAGCATTAAAATGTTGTATTCTATACTCGTCAATTTTATCTTTATGTTTATTTATTTCAGCTTGTACTTTCTTTTCTGCTTCAGCTAGTCTTATTGAGTATTTTTCTTTAAACTCTTCACACATAGCCATATTTAGATTTACACCAGTTCTTTGCATATCTTCTAATATTGGTAGTAATGGCATTTCAATATTTTCCATTACATATTTAACACCAGCATAATCTGGTTCATTAAATATTTTATATTGATATTCAAATAACTCTAATGTCATAAAAGCATCTTTTGCACCATATATTGTAGCTGTATCTAAATCAATATAATCAAATGTTACACCTTTAAATAATGTATCAAATCTATTTACACCTTCATCTTCTACTGCTATATATCGATTATACTGGTATTTCAAGCTGTGTTCCTCATCCTGAAACATTAATTGTGATGCAATCATTGTGTCCCAAAATGGGTCTGGCATTGTATGACCTAAAAAGGTACGTAATACGCTCAAGTCGAACTTGGCGTTATGGTAGTAATTCTTTATAATATTTCTAATATAATTAGACTATCTCTTCAACCCATATACTGGGTTGCAAGGCACTTCAAATAACGTATTAATAGTTATCTTACACCGCTACACTCATCACGGTTAGTCGTTACACTTTCTATTTCCAGCTTAGCACGGTATTTCCTTGTCCAACTTTGTTGGATTTAGGCTCCCTTACCCATAAACTATTTCTAGCTCTGGACCGTTAGCACTATTTCTAGCACACCCAATAATAAATTGGTTCACCTTGTTTTATAATATACATTACTGTATATGTGAGCCTACACTCTAACCCACTTGAATTTTCTACTATCTAAAACTTTGTCAAATAATTCTTTAAACTTAATTGGTGACATCTGAACATCGTCATTTAAACGCTTATTATACACAGCTGATTTATGATTTAGTGGTACGTATATAGCTTGTTTACCGATTACATAAGCAGACACCTACTAAGGTGTCTACAAAAGAATTTAAACCAGTTGTTTCCGTATCTATTGCCATATAAGCATCATCAGGTGTCTCATCAAAGAAAGACTGTAAATCTTCAACATTGGTGACACACCTGCTCATCTCTTTATATTTACCTAATTTTTCATTAACTAGTTTTTTAGCTGTTTGTATTAACGATTCAACAGTATCACCTTTTTTAAGTTTTATCTGACTACCAGATTTACTACTTTGTTTTTTAGTAGGTTTACTTGGTATATCAAATAAAGCCATAAATAATACCTCCTCAATTAAAATACATCCGTTGTTCTTCTAGTGCTTTGGAAATTTCCATTACCAGCACCAAAATTATTACCTTGATTATATCCATTAGCTTGGAATGTTGCACCATTATTAGCTACTATTGGAAAATCATAATCAGCTGGTCTTATTAAATTTCTCTCTTCTGGTGGTTTAATCTCTCCAAATTGGTCAGCTGTCTTACCATCATTAGCACCCTGTGGTAACAAGTTATATTGTGTATTTGTTCCTTTACCACTTCTAATCATATTGAACACTTGACCAGAAATAGGTTGTCCTGCTGGTACTGCTACCTTTAGTGTATCCATTAAACCTTGTACATATTGAGCTGATTTAAGCCAATATTGTACTGAACCTTCTTTAACATTATATAATGCTAAAGGGTATCTTCCTACTTGTTTGTGATTAGTTGCACACCATTTACAATTTGTAACTGGGTCGTCATCACTTGTTAAACCGCATAAAACATTTACGGTATATTGTTGACCACTTTCTTGTGGTTGAATAGCGTGGGCTACTAATCCATCAGCTTTAATATCTTCTATAGTATTATATAGAAATCTTATTAATACTGAACCTCCCTCGTCTATTTTGAAAAATGAGCCTGCTCCTCCTCCTGTTAAATCTTTTTTAGTATCTGTTAGTCGCATAGCTGTTCTCTCCTTTCTTTTAATAAAATTTTAGTTTTTAGTGCTTTAATCTTTTTAAAATAAATATAGCTTTAAACTCTTTAATTATTTTTTGAGACATTTTGCACTGCAACTAATACTAAATTGAGGTATATTACCCCTATGATAATATACCTCATATTTCATCTATTTTTGAGCAGATTTTTATAAAAAATCTAAAAATATTTATATTTTAATTGCCACTCTTTAAATGTTAATACTTCTACAAATCTAAACTCCTCAAATGTTAAGTCATTTATATCTTTACCATCAGGTAAATCTGCCACATATATATTCTTCCTACCACAATCTTGTAGATATTTACCAAGTTTTAAAATACCATTTCTACCAGCATCATCTGGGTCTAGTGCTAATATTATATAATCACTTCTTATACCCTTTAACTGCTCATATTGATATGATGTACCAGTACCCAATAATGCTACACCTTTTTTCTTCCATTCAGCTAAACTCCATAAATTAAATGGTCCTTCCACTACATATAATGTACGTATAGGTCTTTCTAACTCATATATCCCATATAATGGTTTTGTAAACTGTGCTGGATAAAAATACTCTTTTCTTAAAATACTTCTTCTACCTATACCAATACACCTGTTATTTATATCCCTAATTGGAAATGTTATATGTTGATTCACAGCATCATACCCAATATCATATAACTTTGCTGTATTTTCACTAATTCTTCTCTGAGCTAGATATGGATGATATACTCTAAATTGTTTTAATATACTTTCACTTACTACTGTAGTTTTTTTAGGTATGGCAAATTGTACTTTTGGTTTAACCTCAACCATATTTTGTAACATAAGCGAGTTGAATCCAAACCTACTATTTACATCAAGCTCATTATATGATGCCCCCAATATCTCACGCATCATATTTGGTAAATCTGTTTTTATACCACAAGAGAAACAATGGCACATACCAGCATATCCATTCTCATCTGAAAATCGTTTAATACCAAAACTTGGCTTCTTTTCCTGACCTTTTTTATGAAATGGACAACTAACCATAATATCTTTTGGAGTTGATTTTATTCTACCAAAATAATGTATACCAGTTTTAGCAAGTAAATATGACTGCATATCTCTAATTAATTCTTCATCTATATCCACTATATCACGCCCTTAAAATGTTCTACCTGTTCTGAATGGGTTTATATCTCTATTTCGCCTTGTAGATACAACTGATTGGGTATAATCCATAATAGCCTTATATTTATTTTTACCATAGTCTACATCATATTGTTGCATACCAGCATCCCCATATCTATTTTTAACTATATTTAAAGATAATATTTGCCCTTCTTTTTTAAGTGTTATAACTCTTGTTGCATTTTGTGCTACTGCATCACTTTCAGCTATGTTTTCAAGTTGTGGTCCGCCTTTATTCTCATTACCCTGTCTATTCACTTGTACCAACAAAATTATTGGTATATTATATTTTGTAGATAATGAAAACAAATCCATACTTATATTACCATATTGTTGTCTTAATGGAGTACCGAGGTTTACTTGTATTATCTTCCATTAAAGATAATTGGTCTATTACAACCATATCTAAATTATCTCGAATAATAAACTCCTCTATATCTGATACAGTTGCTCTACGTCTCAATTCTTTTTGTGTTAGACAATGTACAAATGCATTTTTCTCCTTTATAACTTGTAAAGCTTCTTCTTGAGTAGATGTATAATTTGGTTTTGCACAACAAAGCATTCTTTCTTGTAACTGTTGCATACTCATCTCACCTGAGTATATACCAACTTTATTGCCAGCAAATGCTGATGCCATTGCAAACTTTAACCCCATCCAAGTTTTTCCTTGTCCAGTTCTACCAGCTAATACTACTAATTCTTCCCCACGTTTAAACCCTACAAGCTTATCATCTAATTCTTTAAAACCACTACTTATAACATTTGATTTATCAATCTTCAAAATTTCTTCAATATTAGCAAATAAATCTACAGATTTAGTGTGGTAACTAATCTGCTTTACTTCATCTACAACTTTACTTAATCTATCAATATACCTAACAGGGTCTGTTTCCATTTCATCTTGATAGTCATTTAATTGTCCTATTTTATACTCCAGTTGATTTTTAACATACTCATTATGTAATACATCACACAACTCATCCAAATTAGTAACTTGCAGATATTCTCTAACTAGTTCATCTGGTATTTCAAATACATTTGTAACAATACGTATATCAGGATAATTGCCTTCTTGTGCAAACTCTTTTATATAATCATATAATCTAAGGTTAGCAAATGAGAAACAATCCCTTGTTATATTATGTAATATTAAAACATTCCAATTACTGTCTCTGACTATGCCTAATAGTAGAGACTTTTCCAATCTATCTCTATCTATCATACAGCACTATCTCCCTTTAATTTAAATGTATTGGCATTATCATCACAAATACTATATAACTTCTTTACGTTCATAACTTCATATAAATCAGTACCAAGCTTTTCTAAAATAGCTTGTTGATTTAACTTTATGAAAAATAAATTATTTAAGCATCTATTATACCTAATAGTTAATATTTCATATAATTTTCTATTTGCATAAGCTAGATTACATAAATCAAATTTATCCCAAAATACAAAATCAGCAGTATATATATAACTTGTTATAACTTTTTGTGGTATTAAACTTTTATATAATACTCCTGTACCCTTACTACTATCCATTACACTGCTATAATCCTCTAATAAAAGATTTGTATCAATATATAGCATAGTTGGTACGTGCGTATCTTTAATTAAACAATTTTGTATTGTACTTTCCATTAAACCTGAAATTATATAACCAGTTTCCTTATATGAATTTACTCTAACTAAACCGCCTGTATCAGCATATATCAAATCTGAAAATTCTTTAAATAATTTTGCTGTACGAGATGCTTTTGGTAGCACTGTTGGGTCAATATAATCTTTCTGAAAACGCACCGGTATATTTGTATCTTCTATTAACATACTTACTTCAGTATACACATTTTGCTCATATTCTTTAGGATAATTACCAACTGCACTTAAAACATTGTCCACAACTCTATCCAACATTGCCACCTAAATCACCTCCAATTCTGTTAAAAACCTTTCCATATCTTCTTTAGTCATTTTAGACCCAAAATTATTTTTTTGGCTATCACTTAACCTTGTGCTATTATTCTTCTCTATTTCCCTTTTTAATAATACCTCTGCTATATGCTCTAACTCATCACTACCAGTATCGTCATATTTTAACTTATATAGACCACCAGCTGATATAGCTCGTTTTATATCAGATATTATATAATTCTCACACTGTTCCACATCATCTCTAGTAATTAATATAGCATTTTTCTTACAATGGTAACTTAATAATTTATTTAAATCAGACTTAAATATTTCTACATTAATTTTAGAAATACCAGTTGTCTTTAATATGTGGTCAACATAAATATGTAATGCCATTGCAACAGGCTCTGTTAATCTTATATCCGTATTAATAGCACCAAATATAACCTTAATTATACCTTTACGCCTTTTAGTCAAAGCTGTTACATCTTTCATTGAAAATGACATTACACTACCCCCTATTTACTTACATCACTTCTCACATACTCAACTTGTAATTTATCTACATTTTTATTGTTCATAAGCTTATAAACAATATCACATAAAATCTCAGCAGTTATTTTTGAACCATCATAGGTTAAATATTCTTTTGATAGTATACCTAACACTTCTAATAAAGTTAATTTATTGTATCTAAATGTTTTACGTAAATCACTTAATTGCAAAATTTCATAAGTTGTTTCTCCTGTAATATTTTTAAACGTATTATAAAAATCCTGTATTCTTTTATTATTTTCAGCATCAGATAATGCTTCAATTGGATGTAATTTTGCTTCATCATCTAACTCTAATTTATATCCAACTTTACCACATAAGCTTGTCATCTCTCTAACACTTATTTCCACAGGGTTATCTTGGAACATTTTATATGATTCATATAAATCTTGTGCTCTATCTGTAGCATACTTTAAATAATTTGCCATATTAAAATAACTAATAAACGATGCTAAGCTCTTATCAGATAAATCATAGCTTATCGATGGCACAAATGTAAAATCTTTATAAATTAATATACCACTATAAACCTCGTACTTTGATTTTTTATTATTAAGCTCTAATATTACTACAGGTGTGTATTCTTCTTTTGCTATATCGATATTTTTATCATAACATACTAATTTCACTAAACCATTTTTACCATCTGTAAAAAATTTTCTAGTACACTCGACTGTTGTAATCTCTAGTATATAATTTTGATGTTGTATTTTAAATTCCTCTAACTCCTCTTTAGTTCTAAAATCAACCATATCTACTAACTCTTTTGTATCTGTTACCAAATATAATAATGTTGGTTTTTCTAAATAAAATCTTTGTGCTTCGATTGGTTGGTCACTAACCCTCTCTAATTGTTCATCTCTCAACTGCTTCCAAGTGTCACGAGATTTCTTAAACACTTCCTTACTTGTAGCAGGTTTAATATCAATTTGTCTATGTATAAACTCTTCTGCACCTTTCATTAATGTATATACTTGTTCTCCTGAGCCATCACCAATATCTAGTAACATTGTTGTTGGTCCTTCCCAAGAAACTGACACCGGTGATACACACTTAGTTTTCATTAAATCAAACATATAAATTCCTCCTAAAAATAAAAATAAATTTGTGTAAAGTGTAGTAACACCTTTGTCATTGTTAATATTAAATTATATCCTCACTCATCAATATATCTTTTGGTGGGTGTTTGTGCTTAATTTGTTTATAATGTTTAGCTATTTTTAAAGCTGTCTTTCTATCTACAAATTTATAATTTGCTGTTATAAATCCTTGCTCTGCATTCCTTAAAACCCCCATACACTCTTGAGTAAAACAATCAGCGTGTGTCTTACCTATATAAACCTTATGCCCGTTTCGCAACGCAGATGCAATTATTTTACCATATTTTCTATTATAAATAAAATTTGAAAATATCATTTATACCCCCTAATTTAATATACCTCAAATTGAACTAATTTTTAGTCAAAATTTTTAAAAATTCTTCTTCAGATATTATAGGTATATTATTTTCCTTAGCTTGTTTATTTTTAGATGAACCACTATTAGGGTCATTTGTAACTAAATATTTACACTGCTTAATACTTGTACTTAATTCATACCCATAGGTTGCAATAAATTTTTCAAAATCCTTTCTCTTCATTGTTTTAAGTGCACCAGTTACTGCAATAAATTTAACATCTAATTTACTTTCATTATATACTAACCTAGACTTTTCAAAAAATTTATCGTATACATACCTTAATGTTTTAAATTTATCTAAGTTTGTAAGCAATGACAATGTCGTTGCTTCTTTCACTAAATTTAAACATTTAGATTTAACATCATCATATATCTCAGTATACACTGAACCACACGCCATTCTTACTATTGTATCAATTAATGTTTGCTCTGTACTTAATATTTTAGCTGTCTTTTCACCTAATCTTGGAACATTTAATCCAACCAAAGCTTTCTCAATTGGCACTGGGTCAATATATAATTTATTAAAAAACTCGGCAACTTTAGCTTCTGTTATACTAAGCTTACGTGTACTTAAATCATATAATATTTCAACTGCCCTTTTATATAACTCCGCAATATCACTAACACCGTATCTATCTAAATACTGTTTCATTAATGTCCACTGTAATCCATCAGTCTCCCCAACACACTCACACCACTGCTGTAAATCACTTAATTTTATATTTGGGCAATTAGAATTATTACATTTTAAATCTACACCATCCCATACAAGTTTCTCACCACATACAGGACATACTTCAGGTAGCAATTCTGACGATGGTTGTAATACTGTCAAAATTTGTGGTATTACTTCATTTGACCTAGTTAATTCAACTTCAGCACCAGCACCAAGTTGCATCTCTTTTACCCACTGAGCATTATTACAAGTAGCTCTTTCCACAATAGCCCCACTTAGCTCTACAGGCTCAACTACAGCAACAGGTACATATCGCTGAGTTCTAGTTAATTCCCAGACAACTTCTTTTATTGTTGTAGTGGTCGTTTCAGATGGAAATTTAAACGCTTCTTCATCATACACATACCCCATTGTTTGACTATTATACTGCACTGATGGATTAGTTAATACTAATCCATCTAAACCATAACCTAATTGTTTAAATTGTTCAAATGTTGTATTATGATATGTTGCCCACGATGCTTCATTTAAAATTGGATAATAATATTCCGGTACAGCATTTTTAAAATTAACTTTTAACCACCACAACACTTCTTGCCTATTATTAAAAATTGGTTTATTCTCCTGTCCGACAACTTTATATACAACTAAATCAACATATTGTAAATCATCATCAATACCTTTTCTATTTATTATACCTGCAACAAAATTACGGGGTGCAATCAAATTATCATATTTTTGTTGTAATTTTACCCAATTAGCATTACTTATAATTAATTCTCCTCTTACTGCTCCTGTAAATTTATTATCTGAGATATTTCCACCAAGTATCTTATACATCTTATCTGTAATATCCTTACCATACTCACCATTTCCTCTTGTAACACCTTTTACTAATTGACCGTTCTGGTAATATACTACTGCTGATAAACCATCTAATTTAGGTGAAATATATACCGTTGTATTTTTAAACCTTTCTGGTATATCTGAATATGTCTTAGATTTATCTAAACTACCTATGTGTGCATATTTATGTTTAACTTTATCATCTATTACCTCGAATCCCCAACCTGTATTTAATATGGATGATGTGGGCTTTAATTGTCTCAACCTATCAACTAGCATATCAAATTGCTCATCACTTATTTCAGTTTCACCTGCATAATATTTAGAGGAATAATAAGATATTTGAGCTTCTAATTCATCAACATTCATTAAACAACCTCCTGCATAGTACTCTATATATAATATACCTCATTTTCCACCTAAATTTGAGCAGAAAACAAAAAAGAGATATAGATATTTATATCAACACCTCTAGTCTATGTTCTATTTAATTATCCAATAATTTAATACCGATTTTCTACTACAATCCCATAAATCATATATATTATGATTTCTTACAACTGTTACGTGATTTGCTATACTTATGACATAAGTATATTTATTTTTTGCAATCACATCACAAAACTCCTCTACCGTATACTTTTTACCTGATGGCTTCTTTGGCATCTTTTCTTTTGGGTATCCTTTGCGTTTTAAGTACTCTTCAAAGTTATCTCTACAACTAATAGCATAACCTGTATCAAGTGCAACATCTAACATACCCTTATATGTTTCTTCCCAACTTTCATTTAATGCAGTACATATTGCTCTAACCACACAGTCACCAGTCTTTCTACCTTTTGGGTTTGCATTAAACTTTACAAACTCCATAAAAACACCTCTTTCAACTGATTTAGGGAAATACCTGCCCCTTACTATTATACCACACTTTCAAAAATTTGTCAAGGTATTTTAAAAATATGTAAATATATCAATATTCAATCAACCTGTTGATACAGCTATATTTACATAGAAAAATGGTGACTAGAAAAAGCCACCACATAACATCCTATATATTTCCTTTATAACTTTTGCATCATATAATGAATTATGTTTCTCACCTACAACATCAATTCCATTATCCATCAATATCTTCTCTCTATCTAACTCAAACGCAACTTTTTCAGTTGTATAATAATACCTAGCTATGTCCTGATTTATATCGTGACAACTTGCATTTATATTTGATGGTAAGTCAAAAGCACTTCCAAAAATATCAATAAATTGTACAAAATCATAATGACATACATCTGACACTATTTGCACCTCTGGAAACTGTTTAAACCATTCAACCAACTTATCACGTACCTGTTGTTTATTTCCAATAAAATAATTTTCTTCATCTGTTATACTAGTAATATCAGCATCCCCATAATACACAGTATTAACTAATACGTTCTGCTTTACCCAGTCATCTTGCTCATTAATATCTATATCATTAAACTCAACATATAATTCCTTGCCATCATCACTAACAAGACCTAAACTAATCAACTTAGCTGTTTTCCATAAACCCTCAAACTCAGTGTCTATATATACTCTACTCATTACTGCCTCCTTATTACATCAATTATATCTGGATTAAACACTAATATTGTATCACAATCCCAACCATATAAATCCCAATACAACTGTTGGTCACTACTTATCATTACCTGCATAGCATCATATGACTTAGATATTTCTTCAAAATCTAATACAACCCAATGTGGTGAAAGTGTGCACGGTGCTTTAGGTAAATCCTTTAATTGAGATGCATTTGTAATTTCAAGCACCTTAGCATCATCTTTTAAAGTAAATATAAACCACTTACTTAAATCAAAAGTGAGATTGTTATCTTTTACCCAAGTCTCCCAACCATATGGTGCTGTTTCAGGCGATGCCCATAATCCACCATACGGTTTTACCCAATCTCTACTATTAGATATTGGTTTAAATCTAAATTTATCAAAATCACTGTGACCCATATGTATATATTCTAATTTCATTTTCTTATTTCCTTTAAAGCATCAATTAACTTATCAATATGCTCTTCTTTAATATTTATATCACATAATAAATATTCTTTTCCTCTTAAAATTCTCCAAGCATTTTTTAATCTATGACCAATTAATCTAAATATGCCTATTTGTTTAGAATAAAACTTACTTCCACATAAAGTTAAATAGTAATCTGGTGATGTATCTGCATCTACTTTAAATCTTTTTATATGTAATTCTTCATCACACCCACAGTCACAATTAACTATAACTATACTAATATCTTTATCTTCTCCAACAAATATCATAATATCTCTCCTAAATTAAAATAATCGGTTATTGATTTAAACTACTTGAAACAAAACCGACCAAAAAACAAAGGCTTTCGCATAAATAATACACCATATACCTTTTAGCTTCAGCAAATGATATACAATTTACCTAAGGCTGTTTATATACTTATCAGCCCTCGTAGAGTACCCTGTAGTACTATTGTACTCCGCACTCTCTTACTACAAGAGAGCCATACCTAAATAGGTGCTTGTTGTTTCAAACAAGCTCTACATCAACATCTTCGTGTTGATTGCAAACATAAGGTTTCAATGATAATATTCCATATCATCTTTACAAATTGGGTAACCTGTAACCAACATAGTCTTAACGATACTATTTCGTGTATATGTGTACGACAGATATACAAGCCGTCTGGTTTGGGTCAGGTACCTTCTAACAAATGTTGTTAGGTAATTTTCCCAATGGTTGCGGGAAATGGATTCGAACCATTGACCTCTGAGTTATGAGCACAGCGAGCTGACCTACTGCTCTATCCCGCCATATATGGTGCCACTTTTACTGCTATAGTTCAGTACCTAGTACAGGGTTTACTATATACGGAAAACCGAAGTGACCAACCTATTAATGACTAGGGTTTTTGGAGCCACTTGTCTGAATCGAACAGACGACCCTCGCATTACAGGTGCGATGCTCTGCCAGCTGAGCTAAAGTGGCGTATATAACAATATTTTACATTGCTATATTTCTTCATCTAAAATTCTATCTAATAATTCACAAATTTCATAATCCTCTAAATCTTCTATATCTTTTTCAAAATGTCTAGCTATTGCTTCTGCTTGACTTAGTGTTATATGAAATAATATATTATTTTCTTCTTCCATAATACTACTCCTTACATTAAAATGGTAAACCATCTTCATACGGTGCATATACTTTAACTTGTTGTCCATTATAATTTACTAAAATAACTTTTTTATCATCTACAGGCTCATCATCTTTTGCTAATTTGTATTCCATATTATCTATTTTAATTGTTTTAGGCTTATTACTATTAATTAAACATTCTGTTAAGTTTCTACCACCCGAATTCAATTTTTCTACAAATCTCTGTGGTCCATCATAACTTTCTAACATAACTGTTGCTTCAATATCAGCACAGTGTAATAATACTGATTGAGGACAAATTCTAAATAATTTATTAACTCGTCTAGCATCATCATTTTCAGTAAATCCCATATGATTTCTAATCATACTAATTTCAACATTATTTAACTCTAGCCCGTGTTGCATTATCAATATAATACTTTTTTCACCGTGACCCCAAGGTAATATTTCATCATATTGAAAATAAGGTACAGTTATCCATTGACCTGTTTCATCTTTTACATTTCTTGTACTCTCTACATAACTATCTATTTTACATAAATCGTGTAATAAAGCTGTTATTATAATTGTGTCCTGTGGTATCTCCATAAACTGTAACCAAGTATTAAAGTCATACATAGCATAATATACATTTAATGAATGTTTTAATAAACCACCTCTAAATGAATTATGATATTGTGTACTTGCTGGTGCATATTTAAAATCTGTAGTATCTAACCACTTTATAAAATTCTCCATCCCAGCTCGTTTAGTACTTAATAATAAACTTGTATACTCGTTCCATAACCTTTGTATTTGTTCTTCTTCCATATCTATACCTCACATTCGACATTATATAATTTATTACACACTTTGTCAATAGTATTTTTAAAAAATGTAAACATTATATTATATACACTAGCCACAGCTCATTTTCAAATAATCTGTAATATATATTATCACCTTTAACTAGAATTAACCCCAATTTTTCATATTTATTATAAAGCTCCTTTGTCATACAATAAATTCGCTTCATATTAGCATTTTTACATAATACCTCACAATTACTAATTATATTAGATAAATTTATAGTCATATTATATGTTTTAGTTTCTATTACATCTAAATTAACTTTACTATTATTCCTTGTAACATATTTCTTACCACTCTTAATTAATAGTCCATAATTTACAAATAAATCAAACTCATCTGCTGTACACGTAAACTTTTTGTTATTAAGCAATTGATTAAATCTTTGTTCTATTTCCTTTCCATTCAACTTAACCAGTCTCCCTCTTAAACCAGAAATCACCATAATATTTAGCTACTTCAGGGTGTGTCACTATTTGATTCGTGTACCACAATGAAAATTCATCATAAGAAATGCTTGTTAATGGAAACTTCAACGCACCACATTTACAACAATTCACAATTTTAACACCATCTGAATTAAAATTAAACTCAACCTGCTTACCACAAATAGAACAATATACAGCATTCCACAAAGTTATATTATTCTTAGCAACATATTTTTTAAAATAGTCACCTTTATATTTTTGAAACTTAATGGCTTCTTTAATTTTACGAGTATCATTATATGCCTTTAATGTATTAATATTCTTATCTATAGATTGTTGAAAATAAAGTATAGGTAATGTTAAAGTTGTGTGTTTGTCTATAACAATTTGTACATTATATAAATCAATTTGTAGTAAATCTAGTTTAAGTCTTCTTGATGCCTTTGCATTTATGCTCTTACTAATTGTACAAGGCACACCTTTATATTGTTGCACACAAGCAACCTCATAAGCATACACTAATACACAATCCTCTTGATAATATTCATCATACCTTAGATTACTACTCCAATCGTGTCTAACTCTTATTTTAACCTTATCTTTTAAAAACCATTTACGTATGTACTTATAAATAGGACTAACAGTTTTTACGTATACTACGTCACCATTCTCCATATTATCACAATCATACTGGCTTGGTTGTATTATCGGCATCGTTCTTTACCTCACTTACATCCCCTACAACCTCTACACTATTTGGGTCAACAATATTATCAAACTGACCTTGTGTAAAATAATCTATATTGTCAATTACAATTTCAGCAGCTTTTCTAATTTTCTCCCTTTTGTCTATATCAACTCTTTCATCACTAATATTTATCACACTACTATTATCAATTATAAAAAAGTTTTGTAATTTCTCACTTGTAATTAATGACATTATAAATTGATTTGTATCATTTAACGCCTTTGATAAATACTCAGCAGTATACATTAAACTAGCTGTATCAGTTGTAGCTAAACTAGCATCTATTCTATCTACCAATGCTTCATATAATTTATCTAATGTTGAACATAACTTCAACACTGTATTTAATCTTGACTTAGCTTGCAACATCATTGCAACTTTAAATTTATTAGTTAAAGATTTGAGCTCTCGCACATCTGCTTCTGTTATTACTGTATTATCATCTATAAGTTCTTGCATCGTTAAATCTTTTCTTGCAGATGTGGCTACATCTTTCACCTGTTGTACAGCTGGTATATTTTCAGTTGATTTTACATCTTTCTGTATATTTATCCAAGAGAATTCACTTGCTAAATATAATTCTAGTTGCTGTACAGTTTCAATAGCCACAGAATTATCATCTGTTGTAATACCTCTTAATGCATCACATTCTTCCTTATTTTGCAAATATTCCTCATTTGAAATATTTAAAGGGTAAACTATTGTATATGGTATCTTTAATGCATTTAAACTTAATATTAACTCTTTAAAATAACTAACAATTGCTAAATCAGATTTTTGCACTTGCTTTATTTCACTCACAAAATTAATTAACCAATCTTTACCATCATCTATGTGTGGTACAATTAATCTAACATTTTCCCTGTATTTATCCTCAAATTCAGATAAATCTAGCTTAGTATATTTTACTAAAAGCATCTCAACACTACTCCTTAATTATTGATAAAATACCTTTTGTCACAGCATTGGTAACCTTGGATAATGAGTATATTATTTTAGAAATAATATCAATTGGTAGATTGCTATAGTCACAATGTATTATAATAAAATTAAGTATTTTATCCACCCTAGAATTATACTCATCACTTAATCTATTTATCCTATCTCCAACACATTTCATAAAACATATATCTCTATTTGATATTCTATTTAAGGTAAAGTCTGCAATAATATAATCTATTGTAGCTGAACTAGTTCTAAATTTTTTTATTTTCATTTAATCAACCCCTATTACTTTAATTTTGATAATTTACGTAACTGCTTTAATGTTTCTGCACCATCTTTTTGCAAAAATTGATTAAATCTATTCAGCTCATCTCTACAATATTCCTTTGTATAACCCAAGTCATATAACTTTAAATGTAAGTATGTCTCGTCAAAATCTCTTTGGTCAATATACACTTTTTGAAATAGATTTAGTAATCTTAATGCCCCCTTTACCTCTCTAACAGTCGGTACCTCTATTGTACGACCCTCGTAGTATTTAATAAATTGCTTAAACCCATCATAGTTATCAAATAAAAATATTAGTTCTGATAAATCTTTGTACTTCTCATCATCTTTCATATGAACAAGTAGCATTAGACTAAGTAAAAATGTTTCTTTCTCATTTAAAATTTTGTTAATTTTTTTACTTAAATCATCCTTTTTCAACCTATTAATCTCCTTCATTAGTCTGATACTTTTTATTCATTAACTTCTCAGACAACACTGTTTCACTTAAACAAACTGCTTCATAATAATTATTAGCATCAATATCAATAAGTTGTTTTTTAGGTATATCACTTCTATGTAATACGTGTGATTTATATAAATCAATTGAGTACTTAGGTTTATATTTACCTAAAACTTCATATTTCCACTCATACTCAGGAAAAGCTAAAATTACAAGTTTTTTCCAAAAAGCATCTTCTATAGCTATCTGTATTCCAAATTCTAACATAACATCTCTTAATATGTATGGGTCTGGATACCTATCAATCTTATCTAAAAACAACTTACTTTGTTCTAAAATTATTGTATCAACCTCATAGTAATTTTGTATCATATTTATCGTATCAACAACTCGTCTGCGTATATTGTAGTTCGACCCTACCTTTGTAATATTATACATATTAAGTATCTGACCTAATGCATTTGTAACAATAAACGGTATGTTAAGATAGTTATGTATATTTATTGTTAGTGTTATATTTGGTTGAAGTTTATTAGTTTTTGGCATTATTATTTATCTCCATTATGTGGTGGTGTGTATCCAGCATAAATTAATTCACCTATATCTCTCAATACAGTAAACGGATTCGTTCCCTTTTCTATATAAGACCTAAACTTACTCTCAAGCATTGAGCATTTATTTTTTGTGTACAACCAATCCGCCTGAGCATTATTATATTTTTTAACCACACCTCTATATTTAATATAACACAAAATTAATAAAACTAAAAGTATAACACATAAACTAACACTAACAATTAAACCAACTAACAACATTTTATTTCCTCCTTGTAGAAGGCATAGGAAATAATGTACTTTTATTTTTCTGCTCTTGTAGATGTATGTACCAACAATGTTCTCCATAACCACGGTTTTGAGCTTCACTGGTTTTTAAAATCTTATTACATCTTTTGCACCTAATGTATTTCTCTTCCTTGCCCATAATTTTCTACCTCACACTTTCTTTAAACTGGTGGTAAACCTGCTGTCTGTAACTTCAATACGTTACTCTCTGGCTCATTTTCTTCTACTATAGAGCCACCCATTGTTATAACAGTTGATGCTACACTAGTTGCATTTATTAAACTATATCTATCTACTTTAACAGCATTTATTACACCTGTTTCAATTAAATTCTCATACTCACCTGTTAAAGCATTATAACCTAATCCTTTTTCAATACAGGTTGTAACAACATCACAACCATCAACACCACTATTTTCAGCTATTTGTTCAGTTACTGCTGTAAGCGAGTTATATACAATACCCTCGCCAAGTGGTAACCCAATAGTTTCTTTTTGTACTTTCATAAAAGCTTGTAGAAAACTAAATCCACCACCTGCAACAATACCTTCCTCTTTTGCGGATTGTACAGAATTTAAAGCATCTTCAATTCTTAATTTTCTATCTTTAATTTCAACCTCAGAGTTTCCACCAACTTCTAATACTGAAACACCACTAATTAAATTTGATATACGTCTACTATATTGCTCTTGTTGGTCTTTAGATGCTTTCTTTTGTTGTTCTTTTAACTCTTCTACTCTTTCTAATCTAGCACCCATTAAATTATTACCACCTAAAGATACATCTTTAAATTTAATAATTGTATCATCCATTGTTACAATAACTTGGTCTGCTTCACCTAAAAACTCTGTATCAAAATCTTTAAGTGTTCTACTTATATCCCTACCCATTAATGTAGCACCAGTAGCTATACAAATATCTTCTACTAAATTTTCTCTAAGCTCTCCAAATCCTGGAAGTCTTATTATAGATATATCAATTGGTGCACCTTTAGCTTTATTTATTAAAACCATATTTAATGGCTCAAACTCTATGTCATCACAAATAATTAATAATTTTTGTTTACCAGCTTTAATACAAACATCTAACACTTTAAACATATCTGTAACACTATCTATCTTATCCTTTGTTATAAGTACACCAACATCTACTGTATCTGATTTACCCTCTTTTCTATCTTTCAATAAATATGGTGTTACACTACCATTTGTTAATTTCATACCTTGTATAGATACTAAATTGTCTATACCAGTCTTACTATCTTCTACTATTACTGAACCATACTCACCAGCACTTTCAAATGCTTTTGCAATTAGTTTACCCATTTCTGCACTACCGCTAGATACAGTTGCAACTCTTTCAATACTCTCATTATCTGTTACTGGTACTGCTATTGATTTTAAATAATCACTTATATCATTACTTGCTTTTAACATTTCATTTTGTACTTGCACAACATTTACAGGAGGTAACCCTTCTGTATTTGTTATAAACTGATGTATCATTTCTTGAGCTAAAATAGTAGTTGTTGTTGTACCATCTCCAGCTACATCGTTTGTTTGATTTGCTGCCTGTATAATCAACTGTGCTCCAGCATCTTCTGTATTATCTTTTAAAACAATTGATTTAGCTATAGTAACACCATCGTTTGTAATAATTGGTCTACTAATTTGCTCTCTTATTAAAACATTTCTACCTTTTGGTCCTACTGTAGTTTTAACTATATCAGCTACTGTATCAATACCTTTTATAATAGCTGTATTTGCTTCATTACCATACTTAATTACCTTACTCATTATTATTTACTAACCTCCATATCATATACTTTAAAAAGCTCTGTTTCTATGTACTCTCTAAACTCTTTGTTAGATGGGTGTACTATATCTGAGTACTCATATTTTTCCTCATAATCACCATTAACAAAATTAAATTTCTTAACTTTCTTACTTGGGAAACCAACAATACGTTGCCCATCAACTTGTAATAACTTTATATTATGTATAACTAAACAATCATCTAATTGTATGCTTGCCATACCTAGTAACCCCTCACTTTGTTTGTTACTCTTCTTAATTCTAACACTCGTTATTTTCATCATATTTAACTACCCCTCTTTTATTACTGCTAATATGCAACTTTCTGATAATACTGTATAATCTTTTTCACCATCATTATAGTTCTCGCCTTGCATCTTAGAGTAAATGACTTTATCTCCAACCTTTACAATTAAAGGTACTATCTCACCGTTAGCCATTAATCTACCACAACCAACACTTACAACTTTACCTGCCATTGTAGTATTTTTAGATAAACTCATATCTTTAGTATAAGTTAAACCAGTAGCAGATTGTATATCTTGTTTATCATCTATTTCTACCACGATTTTGTCGTATAAAGGCATCAATTGCACTTTCACCATCTCCTTCCTCTGTATCATAATCATTGCGGTAAATACTCTTAGTAGGTTCTCGCTTATTCTCACCAAAAGCAACTGCGTGCCCCACATAATACTTACCATCTTTATCCCTAATGAATCCATCATCAATATCCATTACTTTTGTCATTGCATCCTCTAGCTTATTAAAATATTTCATTCCTTTAGGCAATTTAGTTATACAACTTAATCCTGTTTCTTTATAATAACCAACCAATTCATTTGTGGTTGTATTAAATATCTTAACATAATATTGCATTTTCTTCCCCCTAAACTGCCCACACATATAAACAATTTAATCGGTATATTTTATATATACAAATACTCCCGCACTATCTGTAGTTATACCAAAATCAACTATCTTATAACCACTTTTCACTAAATCTGCTAATACATCATTTGTAAAATCTGTTAAAGTGACTTTATTATCTGGTATATCTTTTGTACTTAATATCAACAATTTAGGACAATGTATTTCTACCTTATCTTCACTCATACGCTCATACTCTTTTTCTAGTATTGGCAATACAGTTGCAATCCTTTTATTTATTGCAGTAGATGAATTGTAATCTAACCTATTTGACACTGTCCTTATATCTTTTACAGTTTCTATTACTAAATCTAAATCACTCTTTTTCATCTTCTGTTTCTCCTTCCGTTGCATCTGTTTTGGGGTCAACATAAATGTTTTCACTATGTAAGGGTACTTCAAATGGAAATGTAATATCAACACGACTATCACTACTTGTATACCAACTTTTACCACCATCATCTGAGAAAATCTTACCCTCTACCCAATATGCAGTACCATCAGGTCGTTTAAATACAGCAGGACATCTTTTATTCTGCAAATCTTCCAAACCAAATTGAGAACAATCTACCCACTCATCATCAGCACCAGTTAAAGCTGATGTTGGTTTATACCTCAAAAGTCTCTCCAAAATATTTAACATATACCCAGCTGAAAAACCACTATGTTGTTGTTCTACAAATGTTTGTATTATTTGCATAACATCTCTGGTAACTATTTTTTGCATTTTCAATGCTTCCTCATCATCACCACAACTTTTCTCAAGTAACTCTAACTCACTTTTAGCAAATTCAAGTAAACCCATATATTACCTCCTTATTACCATAATCTTATTCTTCCAACATCTCTACCACCATCTAAGTGTGCCATATTTGCCTTTTTATAATAATCATATCTAGGACACTCTTTACACATAAAATCTAAATGATGATAACAATAGTAATCTGTGTATGTCTTTGCATCATTAACTGTTTTACCATCTGGTGTCTTTAATCTTGATGTATTATTCACACAACTGCTTATATTATTTTGTGGTATGTACAACTCATCATAATTTTCTGTGTCATCTGGTTTAGCTGTTGTAAAATATGTTAAATTATATTTTAACCAATTACTAAATTTGTCGCTTGGTATAGTATCTATACCGCAACAATTTCTACTTTGTGATAAATAATGTAATTCATTATCACCAACACCTACTACTGTCTTATGTAGTGCATTCTTAACTGCTTCGATATTTTTCTTTTTTAAATCTAGTTTTAACTCAAATTGTTTTAAATTATAAGGGGATTTAACATAATTTCCTGTTAACAATTCTTTATGGAAAAACTTTCTTAAATATCTATTTGACACAGGCACCTTTAAATGTTCTACAACTAAATAATCTGCTATACCATCAACCTTCTCACAAACTTTAAGTGCTTGGTCTATATCTATTAATGGTTGTATTCTTACACAAGTCCAAAAACCTTTTTCGTGTAACTGTTTAACAAAGTCAATCCTCTCCTGTGATGTAGGTGTATTAACCTCAAATCTTTTAATGTAATCATCATCATAACCAATTATACTTGTTTGAAATGCGTGTAAATCAGGTCTTAAAATGTTATAATATTCATCAGGTAAGTGTGCTGTTTTAGATGAGAACATTATAGGGTACTCATATTTATTTGACAATTCTATTAACTTATAAGTTAAATGCATATTCCACTCTCTATCTTGAAATGGGTCTGACATACCTCCAACGTGTAGTGGTACTTTATGCCTTAAAAGCTCTATTGTAACATCTTTATAATCAATATCTGTTTCAAACGCTTTATAAAAGTACTGTTCTACTATACCAAAATCTGCTTCTTCAAACCTTTCTCTTAAACCCTTACCTGTATTTTGAGCAAAACAATACAGACACCCAAAACTACAACCTTTATATAAATCAACTCTAAACGGATTACCACAAAATCTAAATTGTGCTGTCATTGCTATCGGGTACTTATATGTTCCTCTCTTCTTCTCTTTTACACTATTTTCACCTAAATCACTCATTATAATCTACCTCCTAATAATCGAGTAAGTTGTATATATGCTCTAAAGCACTATCTAATTCACTTTCAATATAATCACTATCTAAATACTCTTTTGTTCCCTTTACAGGATATTCACCTTCTTCTTGAAATCTTTTATAATCTTCTTCGGTTAATACCCTGCCATCTTTTACATTAATTGTAACATCATCGTACAGTTTACCATTATATATTTTTCTGTGTAAGTCCTGTATCTGTTGTAAAGCATATACTATTTTATGTCTGTTTACTATAATATTTATATCATCTCTATCTTTATTCTCATTAAATTCAAATATAACCTTTGACACTACTCATCACTTCCTTTATTAAAAAATGATGTATATCCATTACAGATAAACTTATTTACATTTTTATAATTTTCCTGTAAGTATTTAATCATTTTTTGTGGGTCTGTGTCAAGTCGATTAAATTCTTGTCCAATATTTTTACACACATCCGCAAGTTGAGTGCTATTAGCTAATAATTTACCATCTAAAAATAATTGATTACCCTTAACAAGACAAGTACCTTTATCATAGAAAAACACTGTATCAACAATATAATCAAATTTTTCATAATCTACACTAAACTCTGCATATCGTTGATTACCTGCAATCTGTTCACCACATATACAACTTTGCTCTGGGAATACAAACTGTGTTTTATAAATCTGATTGTTTACCTCAAACATTGGAAAATATGTATCTGCATCATCTTCTAAGAACATATGCACTATATATAAATCAAATATATCTTTTAACTTATTTACAGCTAATTCACACCAAGCATTAGAAAATGTAGTATATACACATACCCATTCCATAGGCTCTGCTATTTTTACATATACTTTATATACTATACTTTTACTGGTCTTACTTGGAACTTCTTCCGCTTCCCATTTAAATAGTGGATATGGTTTTATAAACTTAAAATTTTTCAAAACTATTATCTCCTTCAAATAAATTATATACTCGTGTTATTTTAAACTTGCGTTTAACTTCAGGCACAACTGTCCAATCACCTTGTAGCCTAATATCAGACTTGTGTAAGGTAAATTGCTCAGTCAAATACTTTGTAATTTCATCTATTGCTTCATCTATGCTATAGTCATCTCTACTATAATAAAAATTAACAATAGTATCTTCTACAGCCTTAGATGGTAAAAAACTAATTACCTGTTGAGCCAAATCCTCCGGTCCTTTCTGATGTTATTTCATCTTCATTTGTAACCGTATGATATTTTTCAAAAATACCTTGACCTAATTTATCACCAGCTTCAAACACAGTTACATTGTCAGAAAAATTATAAAACATAAAACCAATTTCACCATCATTATCTGGATTCCCATAATAATCTGCATCTATAATTCCAACACCATTTGCAAGCATAACACCTTTTTTCTTTGGATTAGAACTTCTATTATATAATTTTAGTGCCATATCTTCCGGAAATTTAGCTTTAATTCCTGTCTTAATAAGTTTTAAACTATGCGGCTCTATCTCCACTCTCACTGGATTATAAAAATCATATCCTGCACTTGCCTTTGTGCTTCTTTCTGGTAATCTTCTATATGGACCACCCTCACTTGCATCTTTTAATACACCTGTAAACTCAAAATTTATCATCTATAATACCTACCTTTCACCCTCTAACCAACTATCTTGTTGTTTTAATTTTTGTAATCTTTCAATTTCCATATCAATAGCAATACCCTCAGGTTTTTCAAGTCTATGTAACCTCATTAAAATATGCTCTATTGCTTGGTACTCTGCTTGTAATTTATTAACTTGTTCTAATATTTCAGCTCTTCTGTCTAATAAGATACGCACATCAACATCTTTTACTAAATAATTTGGTGATTTACTTTTATCTGCCATAATTCATCCTCTCATCTAATTTTATTATTATACATAAATATTGGGACAGTTATAATCCAAAACATACCTAATAGCAACACAATTATGAACCTATATCTATCATTTGCTACAACGTCATCAAACTCCTTATCAGTACCCATCATACTTATGATTAATGTATTAAACATTAAACCAACTGTAATTGCTATTAAAGCATATAATATTAATACAACTATACCATATTCCATTTAAAACTACACCTCTTTTTTGTTTCTCTTGATAATATCCAAACATTGTCTAAATTCTTCTTCCTTATTTTGTTCTTTAGCTCGTCTTTCAAAAAAGTCTAATATATGATTTATTTTTCTTTTTTCAATATAGTTGAAAATTAATTTAATTATTACCACAATCGCAATAATAATTAATTCACCTACAACGAGCCAAAAATATACGTTATCCACAATAGTCCACACTCCTAACACTTAATAGTCTCTAACTCGGCTCAAACCACTTTTATCTTTAACAATTATCAACTGTGTATCATATCCAATAGGTATTTCTTTATGACTTACCATATAGATACTCTCCAAACTTTCAAGCTCCCTTGATATTAAATCAATTACATTGCTTTCAGCTTGGCTATCACAATAACCTAAAATCTCATCCAGTATTATCATATTGCAAGATATATTACCTATAACACTTGCTAAAGATTTCTGTGCTAATAATAATGCTATATTTACCCTAGTTTTTTCACCACCAGATAAACTTTCATATGTAGCATCACCCAGCTTTATATCCAATTTAGCATCATCACTACTTATTACTATAATATCTTTATCGTTACTAAATAATTCTCTTGAATATTCCAATAGTAGTTTATTTAAATAATCTATGCTATTTTGTAATAAGTATGTTCTGAATTCCTTTGTAACAAGTTGTATACTATGTTTAATTACATTAATATATTCATCATTCCTATTGTACTCTTCTCGATATGTTTCTTGTGATTTAGCTATATCAATTAATTGTGCATCTATACCCTGTAGCATAGCTAAATATTCATCTTTATTACCTACTTCAAACTTTAAAATCTGGTCTTTCTTAGCTATATTATCATTTATTTGGTGTTGTAAAGCTTTTATACTACTGCTTATTTGTGATTTTTCAGTGTTTAACTGTTGTTTTACAGATATTAAATCTTCTAAATTTTGTTTAAATTTATCTATTCTTCCATCTAATTCTTCCATTTCAGCTCTAAGAGATTTACCTTCTGATATTTTAACTTTTAATAATGAATTAAGTTCTTCACACTGTTTATTATTTTCATCAATTTTTTCCTGCTCTTGTTTAATATTATTTTCTAATTCAGCTATTTTATTTTGTATATGTTCTTCATTGATATTTTCATATTTTCTACCACAAGTTGGACAAGTATCACTATTTTTAATTTCACTAATTTCTATATTTAATCGTTTAATTTCTTTATCACATTGTCTTGATTTAAAATTTAAATTATCCATATCATTTTGTACATCATTACACTCATTTAATTTACTATTTATCTTATTATTTAACTCTGTTTTAGCATTTAAATCATCTTCACCTAATTTTCTAAATTCTTCAATTTTAGTTTCCTGATTAATTATTTCAGCTTCTTTATTATCTAAATTTGTTTGCATTTCACTAATTTTATTTTGAGCTTCTTCAATAAAATTCTCTATTTCATCTAAATTACCTAAGGCATTTCTTCTTGCTATTTGTTTATCAATATTATCAATATTTGATTGTATACCATCCCTTTGTTTGTTTAAGCTTTCTACCGTACCACTTAACTTTGTTAACTCTAACTGTGCCTTTGTACATCTCGCTTCATATTCAATTTGTATTTGTTTTAACTCATCTTTAAATTTATTAATTGTATAATCAGTATTTGTTAATATTTCCAATCTTTCTTTTCTAGCTGTAGGTGATAATGTTGCTAAATTTGTACTAGCACCTTGTGACAACACAATACTATCTAAAAAGATATTTTTATTAATACCGATTAATTGTAAAATTAATTTATTTGTATCTGTTTTATTTCTTGCTGATATATCTATATCATTTTTATGTAAAGTTACACTTGATTTATTTCCTGTTGAATATCTGTGTACCACATAATCATCACCATCCACATTAAAGTACAATGTAACTGCATATCCATTATTTATAATACGATTAGCTACATCTTTTTCACCTGATGATGTTTCATCAAATAATGCAAATATTATAGCTTCAAACACACTGGATTTACCACTACCATTACTTGTAGCCTTATCTTCATACTCATTAATACCCTTAACTATCACTGTACCTTGATTAGATAGTTTAACATCTGCGTGTTGTATACTTCTAAAATTTTCTATATCAACTCTATCAAACCTTAAATTCATTTAACTTCCTTTCTAATGTTCTATATTATCTAATAAATCTCGTTGCTCTTTATGGTTCTTAGCCCTTAATTCTGTAACTGCTATTAATGCATAATTTGCTAAATCTAACAAGCTATCTTCAATGCTTTCATAATGTCTGCTGTCTTTATCTTTCAAACTTTTAATTCGTTGTATCTTGATACTAAACATTACTAAAAATGCTGTTAAACCATACTCTTCAAATAATGGATGCATACTATCTCCGTAATCGGCGTTTTTAGTAGCATATAAATTCTGCAACCCATTACATAATTCCTTATGTATCTTTATCTTTTCTGCAATCTCAGGTGATACTGAAATACTATCATCTATGCAATCAATATCAAGGCTGTTTAATATATTTGGAACGTGCTTAGGTGTATTTTCTCCACTTGGAAACATCTCTTGTAAAGTTTTCTGCTGTTTTTCTCTCTCTTCTAAACCATCATCTCGTCTCACTGACAGATACCTCCTTTATAATATCTAAATATAATTGTTTTGGAAACTTAATATCAACTGTTTCTAAAAAATCTGTAAATGACTGTGTTATATCTAAATTAGATTGTTGTAAAATAATTTCTGCTTTATTGTCCTTACTTTCTGTTGCCTTATCAATCTTAGTACTTAACCTGTGATTTATTACCTTAGCAGATGTATTTAAAATTGTCTTTATATCATCCTTACACTCATACGGACAACTACAGTTAATTACATATTTATAACTATCATCTAGGCTATCTAATTGTTTACATAAATCAAACTTATCTGTAACATCTAATTTTCTGAACAACGGACATATTGTAGGTTTAAATGTTGTTAAGTCTAGTGTATTTGTATCAAATATATAACACTGTGGCACACTTAAATCATCATCTGCAAAACTATGTGTTGTTACACTTCCAACATTTATAATATTACCCATTATACTTGATTTATGTATATGACCATTAAATACTAATTTATATTTATCTTTTAATGTAGCTGTATTTATACCATCCTGTAATGTGATATCCCCTCTTATACTACTACCTTGTATATCTTGATGACTAAATAAAAACTCTCCATCTGGAAATTCTAAAATATCTCTGTAATTACAATATGGTAAAAATGCTAACACTGTATTATCAGATTTAGGTGTATTAGATAAATCAGCATCAGGGTGTCTCAAACTTGCTATAAAACCTGCATTAACACTACTTGGTTCTGTAATAACTGTAATATTATCTATATTACTTAATAATTCTACAGCATTAAAATCCCTATTTACCATCTCGTGATTTCCTACTAAAACAATGTGTGGTACATTTATATATCTGAAACATTTAAAAAATTCACTAGCTGTAACAATGTCATAACTTGTTATAGTGTGTACATCAAAAGTATCACCTAAATTAATTATCATATCTACATTATTTTCATCTGCAATGGTAGCTAAATACTTACCTGTTTTAATTATCATATCCTGTCTGTACGAGAATTTAGAATTCTCTGCACTAATCGGTAAAATTGAACTAGTCTTACTTATATGTAAATCACTGTATAATAATAACTTCATTAACTGCCTCCTAATAGTTAAGTACTCACTTATTAAGTAAGCCCCCTATGATAATATACCTCATTTTTAATCTAAATTTGAGCAAAAAACTAAAAATTGCATAAAAAAATAACACTTATTTTACTAAGTGCTATCTTTAAAATATATAAATACTAGTGTATTGAGCAATCATTTACTAAGAAATCTACAGTAGCTTCACTTTCTAAATTTGCTTTTATAAATCTTTCGTCTGTTGGTTCACATCTAACTAGATATAAATTTTTCTTAGCTCTTGTTACTGCAACATATTTTAGATTTCTTTCCTGCTGTTCATCATCTTCTGACATATTTCCACCCATCTTATATGGAAATAATGGATAATCAAATATGTAAACATTATCTGCTTCTCCACCCTTCATAGAGTGCACACTACTTATTATAGGTACTCTATCATACTCAGAGCCAGATAAAAATCTTTGTAAATATAATTTAAAATCATCTATAAGTATTTTCGCAGATTTTTTCTTAAAATCTTCAATGAAATCCATAATAACATCATAATATTCTGTTAAAACATCATCATCATTTAAACCATACTCACCAAATTCTTTATATTCTTTCATACATTTAACTAAATATGCTATTGTATTATTAGATTTAGATACCCTATTAGATTTACCTGTATTAGCATCTATTAATTTTTTACTATAATCTTTATATTCTTTTTCATATAAATCATCATCTCTAGTACAACCTGTATCTTTTATAAAGTTTGTCATATGTTCTGTAAGTGGTTTAAATATATTTGTACCTCTTGCATATAACTTGATATATTCCATAATAACCATCTCAATACTATGTATCAAATTATTAACAAGCTCTCTATTTCTAAATTTAACAGGTTTTTTAAGTTCAAGTACAAATTTTCTATATAATTTTAATAAGTCTTTATTTTTACGACCAATTAATACATCATTTGGTTGGATAAATTTAACAACATCTTCCATATCTAAAAATTTAACTTCACCTTTATCTGTACGAGATGCATTCCATTCTATTGTAGGTACTATTTCTCTAGCTAACCTAACAACATTCTCTGGACATCTATAACAAATATTTAATGGTAAGTGTTGCAATATAAATGTTTCATCTAATTTTTCTATAGCGTGTGTATCAGCACCAGCAAACGCATATATAGATTGAAACTTATCTCCAACAAATATAAATCTATTAAAATTAGATTGTAATTTTTGTATAAATTTTTGTTGTAGTATACTTAAATCTTGGGCTTCATCTACCATTACAGTATTTAAATAATCCTTAATGCTATATGGTATCTGCATATTATATAATACTGGAAAATATAACATATCTGTATAATCTACAACATATACAGGGTCACCATTTGGAGCTAAATCTGGATTTTCAAATAACTCTTTGGTCTTATCTATGACAGCAATAATTAAATCTTGATAATCAGGAAAAATCTCTCTTTTAAATTTATCTAAATGCCAACAAAATTTTTCTACTAGACCATCTAAACTACCCACAGCTTTATAATTAATGTTATATAATCTACTAAAATTACATAATCCTACAAAATCAGATATTATATTATTATGTAAATCTTTTAACTCCTTATCATCTAATTTCATTGCACCATCAGATAATTCATCTAATTCATCACTATCATACCCTTCAACATCACATACACCTGTAGCATTATATAAATCTAATCTATTTCTAAAATTATTATCATAATAATCTTTTACTAGATTTCTTAATTTAGATGTATCTACTTCTAGTACATAATGGGTATTATGCTTACGGTACAAAAATGATTTTATAAAGGTGAATCCTAAACTATGTACAGTTTTAATCATACAGTTTGTATTAGTTATTTTTTGCTGTAACTCTTCTACTATATGTTTATTAAATGCTAGAAACAAACATTTATTACCTGTAGCAGTTAACTCATCAGCTATCATAATTAATGTGGATGTTTTACCACTACCTGCTTTAGCATCTACTAATAAATTACCTCTTTGAGTTCTTACGAAATTAATTATATCTTTTTGGTAACTACTTAACTCAAAATTTCTATCCATCTATATACCTCCTAAAATTTATTTAACCACTACTAGTAAATTATATCACAAAATTTAAAATATGTAAATAATATGTATAAATGTTTTTTGGTTAATTTTACAAGAAGGGGGTCCAGCGGAATATTGGGGGTTGTTAAAGCGACAAAACGACAAAACGATAAATAGCGTTAAAGTGTAATAAGATAGAAACAAATATAATTGATATAATTCTATTGAGATTTTTAGATAGAGTTTTTAGATAAAATAATATTATGTAAACCGTGTATATATGGGCTCCTCCTTCTCCTCCTCCTCCAGCTCCTGCTGTGGTGGGAAGGGTTTAGGGGTTGCAAGGGGAAAAGGGAAACCTTTTCCAGAACGCAACGAAAAAGTATGCCCTCTGACGGTCAGCTTAGTTCTTCTTCAGATAACTCCCCCTTACCATAGAGCTCCCGCAGTACAAAGTAACTATTACCTTAATTACTTTGTACGAACCTAGGGTTTCATTTTATGCAACCAGTTGAGGTTAAGCTGATTTGTCCGTCAACAGCTCCAAGCACAGCTTGATTTATAATATGAATTATAAAACAGATTTGGTAATGTTTTATAATTATTTTTATTCTAAATATCAGTAAAAGTATTTTTAATATAACACAAAAATTTTTAAGTGTCAATAAAAAATTTAAAATAATTTTCCAGTTAATACAGTAGTTGTATCTGGAATGTGTTCATTTGGGTCATAACTGTTAATTAAAATATGTGATTTTGTACGATTAATATTATTTACTAAACCATTACTATTAAATGATGTAATACTTAAATCTTCTAAAATTTTACAAGCATCATCAAAATTAACATATTTCTCCCTATCATTTATTGAATTATAAATTTGTGTAAGTACATCATCGTTAATATCATTTTCAACTAATCTTAAATCTATTAATAACACATTAATTAAAAATTGATTTTCATTAAAATTTATATATGCTTTACGTTTAGGTGTATCAAATAATTTACTACATTCTGCTAATTGCTTTTCATTTGTTGGAAATGGCTTACCTGTCTCAACACATTTACAATATAATTTGTATAAACCTAATGCTGTTTTCTCACCTACTTGAAAACAAGCAGATGGAATATTATCTGATGGGTCACCTACTATAGCCTTACAAGCTATAAATTCATTTTGGTTAATACCCTTATCTTTTAAAGTATTTATATCCCAAAACTCATCTCGCATACCTCTACGTACCCTACATCTACGTTCAGGTGTATCGCAAATCATTTGTAACATATCTTTATCATCAGATACAATAATACTGTCTTTAGATAACTTGGTTAATATATAAATTAAATCATCACCTTCCCAATCATCTAAATGTATTACAGGTATACCAAATGAAATTAATAAATCTTTTACTATTTCTCTTTGTGTATTATATTCTGCTCTTTGCTCTAATTGTAATTTTTCTAATTCTGTAAGGTCATTTATATCCTCAGTTAATAATTGCTTATCTTTATATTTCTTATAGTTATCATATATAGCTAATCTTCTTGGCGATAAATGACCATCAAACACAGCTACTGGAAAATAGTTATAAGTTGAACTTTCTTTCAATAAAGTATTCATTGACCCATAAATACCACCAGTACGTCTGCCATAACTATCTCGCATTTCCCATAAATTTTGTTGTGCAATATTTCTGTGTAATGCGTGTGAAAAATCCATAATAAGTAATCTATTATACTGTAAATTCATCTCTAAAACCTCCGTATTTCTAATTTAAATATTACAATGCAAAATTATACTCTGGTGTACCAAAAATGTCTTAAAATTAATTTAGGATAAAACCAGAGCATATATTTTTATAGTTTTATATAATTATATTTATCTTTTTGTCTAACTACACTCTCATTTAATTTCTTACCAATGCTTTCTGCTGTAAATAAATCATCATATATTTCCTGTTCTACGTCTTCATATAAATATGTATTACTACCTGTTTTTGTTTTAAATGCTACTTTAAGCAATTTGTTCTCTGCATCATATCCAATACCACCAATGTTAGATGATATTACAGGTTTTAATTCTATTAATTTTGCTCTTTCGTGTAAAGCTATTAATTGTTCTTGTGTTAAATTTTCCATACTATCTTTCCTCCTTAACTAAAATCACCACTAGAAAATCTATAACCATCAACATTCATACAATATTCAAAATTATCTGGATTTGCTAAGTTTTTAGGGTCTTTCTGTTTTGTGTCAATTAAATCAAATAACTCTGCTACAGATACGATTCTATCTTCTTCATCTTTAATTATAAATTTTTGCTCTTTGGTTACATATTTATCTAACCAAGCTTTAACTTGTTTGTAATTATGCCACTCAACGTGTACACCATCAATTTCTGTATTTTGTATTTGGAAATTAAATAACCAGCCAAATGATGATTTACCAATATGTATTGATTTCTGCTCATCTATATCTAGTATGTCCAACACACCATATTTAATATCTGATACAAAATGTTGTATTGTTTCATCTAAAGCATCTTCAAAAATATCAAATTTGTATGATATTTCTGGTGTAGAAGAAATTAAGTCTAATGTATCATTAAATTCATTCATAACAACTGGTTTAATTACTTCATTAAGTTTATCTGTATTGTACAATTCTTCATAAGTTTTATACAACTCTCGAGCTAAATTATTACTGTTTTTACTAATAACATAATAGTTCATACCCATTATCATATACCTCCTTAAAATAAAAATAACCAACCTACATATTGTAGCATTGGTTATGATTTAACAATTTAATGGTTTCATAATATACTACATATTAATATACCTCAAATTGAAACCATTTTTGAGCAAAATAAATTAAATTTCAAATACAGTGTTATTAAAAACATATTGTTCAGGTGGTTTATTGTATTCATATCCAGCACAACGCATCGTTGTTCTGTCTAATATTTTTGTTACAATATACTTATCGTGTGTACACTCTTTATTGTGTTTACACCAAATACATACATCTTCCACATAAACATTGTTTTTACTTACACCCATATTAACCACCTATTTGAATTAGATTATCTATGTAAGCTTTAAGCTCATTAGATAAAGATGTATAATCTTTATTTGATGCAAGTAATTGGCGTAATTCTGCTACAACAACATCTTTTCTAACAGACACAGCTAATTCTTCTTTATTTTTTATAAACTCACTTTTAACAAGCATTAATTGGTCTACAACTTTTTGTGCTTGTTCTTTAAGTTTATCAGTTTCACTATTTTCCATACATATCTACCTCTACCTTGATTTACTACGTTTACTTATTTTATGGCTTGAAATTATTTCAGATTTTCTTTTAGCTTCCCTAATTTTATCTAGTTTTTCCCTATATAATTTATAGGACTTACAGTCACCGTGGCACCCAACGTGTCTTTCTGTACA